ATGGAATTTTCTGAAAAGAATACGCTTCTTTTGAGGTACAAGGACGCATTGGCCACCATATTGACCATAGCGTCCGGCATTGTCGCCCAGACGGATACGACGCTGGCGGGAGCGATTCGCGAAATCGCCGCCGCCCAGACAGTAGCCTCGGATCGGCTTCTCCAAATTATGGCCGCGCCGGGCCGCGCCGCAGCTCCACAGCGTGACATGAACGGAATGTTGAAGGGAGACAGCCCCGCGATCCCCCCGTTTAATTTTGAGCATAAGATACGCATCCCGGCGCGTATCGCCTCGACGGATCCAATAGATTCGGCCATAGACGTCCTGGAAAACGTGCGGGACATGGAGCGGGCGTTGTCTTTGGACGATCAGGAGGGCGTGGATTTCACCGGAGGCATGCCGGAGCCTGTCCGAAATTTTCACCATGTCCTGCGTGGATCGGCCGCCGCCGTCTGGCTTCTGGAAAGAATTCTTCTCCAACTGGGAGCGGAACCTCGTGTTCTCGAGAACCAGCCACAGATAACGTATTACTGCACCAGGTGTCTTGCGTGGGCGGATGAACGGGAGGACTGCGCGTGCGGGGCGAAAAAGAATTATCTGCGCCGGTGCTATAGCGTCCCCTAACTTCCGGGGCGCGGAGCGCCTTTTGCGGGCGCAGCCCCCCTTAACATCAGGGCAGGTGCCCAGATAGCACCAAGCCTCTTCGCTCCATTCAGTCAATCACCCTATCGGCAAGCCGAGGCGCGTTCAGGCTTGGAATTAAGTTGAGCCTGGCTTTGCAGGTATTCGGCCATGAACTCGTGCGGATTCACACCAAGCGCGGTACAGAGGAGATGGAAGGTGTTGATCGTGGGAATTTTTTGCCCATGCTCGAGGAAGCGGATGTACGAGGAAACGCTACCGATGCGCGCGGCAAGCGCCTCCTGGGTCAACCGGGCCCGGTTTCGATAGAGACGTAAGGTCTGGCCGAAGGCTTTGCCAAGGTTAGGATATTCATCCATCTATTCCAAATAGCATGCGGGGCTTGACTTCGCATGGTTCAGCTTCTATGGTAGCTATACTTCTTGGAGCTGGAGAGACCCGAAGCACTCCCAGCGAGGCGGAACGAGCCATCCTAATGGCAAGGAGAAAAACGATGCTATTTGAAAAAGCAAGAGATGTTGCATTGGTTATTATGCTGATAATTGTATGCATATTTTTCGCATTTGTATTCTTTATCAAATAAATCCTAACAGCATGCGTCTGTATTTTTTGAAGTTAGCGCAGCTCAGAACACCCATGGCATGGTGAAATAAACATCCTAACTACAGGGAGAAAGACAGATGGTCGAGAAGAACATGGACGCCAGAGCGGCCGGGTTCCTCAAGAAGCATTGGTTGAAGGTGATCATCGGGGTGGTTCTGCTGGTGGCGGTGGTGTGGGGAGTCGGAAGCGCAGTATCCAATCAATACAATGAACATTTCATTGATCAACAAAACGCCAAGCTGGCACAACACAGCATAATCAAATAATCCAAGGCCCGGCCCCGCCGGGCCTTTCTTGGCGGTCTCCTCGGCCATTGATTTTGTATAGCATGGCCTCTATAGTAACATCTTCCGGCAGGGCGGAACGAAACATCCCAACGGCAAGGAGAAACCCGGCATGAGTCAGCACATCTTCCGAAAAGGCACAGGATTGGCGCTCGTCTTTGTGACGCTGTGTCTCTTTGCGTGTACAGACGCCCAGATACGGCAGTTTGTGTACGGGCCGCAAGGCAACGCCGCACAGGCGTCCGCTAAAAATGCGGATGGTCTCTTCCATGGGGAGGCGACTGTTGTGGTGAAGCGGATGGAAAATGTATATTTGGGAGAGGATGTTCTTGAGATACAAGAAGTATCTCAAAACAGTCATGCTCCTGTATTTATGAATGGAAGTGCGTTTGTTTTTTCTAGTGATGAACTAGGAGAGGAAGGTGACAAGCTTGCTACTAAGCTAAAATTTTATGATCTACTCAAAAGATCAATGAAAACAGGTGAACCAATACATGTAATGTTGGACGAAGTGCTTAACAATGATGATGTCCTGCGTACAAGTGGATACAGATCGAAAACACTATACTGGATAAGCCCTGTTTCTGTAAAGAAATAGTGCATTCCTTTATGGATCGCCTTACCTCACCTCAAGTCATGGAGCGCACCGCAATGAAAAAGACTTTCCTCATACAGGCTTTGCTACTGTTCTTGGCGTCCAGCGCGGCCCCCGCCGTAACATTTGCTGCCCAGGATAGCCTTCCGCAGGAGAGCGACGGCACCCTGGTGAAGGTGCTTTCTATTGCCGCCGTCGGCAAGGGCGTTCATAGCGTAACCGTCCAAGAGCTGCCCCTGCACATGGGCGCGACATACTTGTTCCCCGAGGGGAAAGGGACTGTCTTCCTGATCGGCGGCGATCCCGAAATGGTGAAAGAATGTCTTAAATCCAAGAAGACAGGAACGCGGCTCTTGCTGCGGGTTGTCCAGGTGAACAACGCCATGGGCCTTTCCGTTGCCGGGAAGAAGCCGGCGGAAATATATAAAGCCGTGGTGGCGACGACAGAGTTTGATTAGCACAAAGAGTGCTGAAGTCCTCCTTTTCTGCGCGACGCAGTGTCTGTGATGGAGCTGACCTGTGGAGTCGCCCTTCAAAAACCACTCCACTTATTGCCGTCAATGGCGTGGAAAATCTGGATGCTTTGAGTAGGTTTTTTCAATCGAATGGTGCCCAATAATAGGGGGATACTATGCCGAAATGGATAACAACAGCGTCATATAGCGTTGGTTACGGATGGGATTACGGGAAAAAAAATGCGTTTTGGGGTGGAACAAAGGATAACTATAGCCACCTAACAACTCCAGAAGAAAGATTGCAAGATAGACTCAATGGACTGATCACTTGGCTGAATAAAAGTCAGTACACGATTAAGGCGGTCATCCCGAAAACAGATAGTATTGGCTACTACGAGGCCAAATCATCGCAAACGGCTGGATGGGGTTACGGTTACGGCCTTTCAATTATTACCGGGTTCGTGGTTCTTGCTCAGCGGGAACAGGAAGTTTCCCAAGAAGAATATACGCGGCTTAGCAGGATACATTACCTGGAAGGGACTCTGCCGAATTTGCGGGAAAAAATCGAAGAATTGCAGACCGCCATTGCAACCGATACCCAAAGGGATATGACCATCACGGAAAAGAAAAAGTTGATTGGCGGTTGCAAATATCTCGTCGATAAGAATGGCATGTGGCAAGAATTTGACTCTCGTGATGCGGCGGATGTTTATGTACGGAATGAACAGGCGGCTTTTGCCGCCCGAAAAGCCGAATTGGACGCCGCTCGCACCAACCTGGAACGGACGGAAAAGGAACTGCAGGCGTTGCGAGGCGGATGACGTTGTGGAGTGCAGTTTGGATTTGCTTAGCAGTACCTTTTTTAAGAAAAATTTTCTGCCTAATTCCATAGCGGCGCTGTATATATTCTACCAGAAGGAAGTTGAATACTATCAACACAGAAATAATCAGTAAAAGGAGGTCATTATGATAAGGCAATTTATGCACGTTACTTTTCCAAAAATTCTTGATCTGTTGTTTGTAATAAGCATTATCACCGTGTTCATAACTGCGCTAAGCACTGCGATTACCGCTGCATCATATGCGTACAAAAGCGGATTCTTGGTTTTTTTTAGCGTATTCGTCCCAGGTATAGTCGGCGTCATCGTCGCATTCGGTACAATATACGTCCTTCTTGATATCCGGGACAATTTACAAAAGAAAAACCAATAAGGAGATCAGACGCCGAAGACGGACATGGGTTTCGAGAATTTTAGACGCCGGAGGCCCGGGCGGAGCCCGGGTTGGGGGGCTTTTAGCTCTTTTGCCCTTTTGACGCCCCCCCCTGGGTGGAATCCCTGGCATGGTTCCTGGACCTTGGTTGGCGGCGCTTCACCGCCCCCGTCAGTTCCTTGGAACCATGAAAGCGCGCTCGACCGTCTCCACTCGAGCATCCCGCGCTTGTTCGCGTCCGCGGACAAGCGCGGGATGCGCAGGCCGTTTATCCATCCCCGCCATGTTCGGATCGCCGGAGATGGATCCGCCTCCGCCACGGCCAAGCTCATGCTGGCAGCCTGACCCGGTGCGGCCGAGCGCCTTCGGAAGAGCCGATCGCGGATTCCGCTCCCCATTTCCGGGCTCTCCAAGCATCCGCCGCTTTCAGTCGTCGGAGTGGTCAATGGGCTTGAAGAAGCAAGATCGCGCTCGGCATGAGAGAAATCGGGGCATCACCAAAAAAGTGCTTGACAAAATTTTGGGGCGTATGATTTTTCGAACATGAGCATGAGGTTCAACTGATTTCACAACTGATTTCACAACTGATTTCAGCGGAACGTAGCCATGTTTAAGGAATTTCTCATCGCGTGAAGAGAGGCCGCCGACAATTTGCCGGTGGCGTTTTTGTTTTTATGTATCACGCAAAAAGATCAAAAAGAAGGAGGGCATATGAATTTGGTTTCCTCGATAAAGGACGCTTTGTACGTCTTGCGGTCTGACGATTACAAAATCGTAAGCCCTGAGGAGTTGCAAAAACGAAGAGAGGAAAGTGCTCACAGTATCTGCGCGGAAATTGCCGACGGAAGTATTTCGTTAACACGAGGATCTTTTATCACGCCTCAAGAGCAAGAAAGGGCCCGTAAAGAAGCCCTCTCCTATAAGTTTTAGATCTCCTCCACATTCTGATTGTTTTGTATAAATTAGCTATACTATGGAGGTAGCTATGGCGTTTTGTTCTTTTGATGATGAGGTACAACGCGCATTTCAAGAATGTTCTACTCTATATTGTGAAGCAGAGAAAGCTATCAAATCTACAGAAATTAAGACTCTCCAAGGGCTCAGTATTCCAGCTGTAAATCAATTACGCTATGCAGGTCAGCATATAACGAGAATCTCTTCATTGTCAGACAAGAAAGCCATATTGCAAGAGATAGAATCAGCAAAGAGTCACTCCAAACGTGCAATATATGAGGCATACGATGCAGCCTTTCTTCACTATTTCAAGGAATTTAGAATGTTTAACGAGGAATTCAAAGCCATACCAATAATCCCTAGTTATCCAGGGTACATAGAAGATAAGGCCAATCTACGCAGGCTAATGGATGACATTGCTACAGAAAATAGAGAAAATGGAGAAAAGTATGTCGAGCAAAAGGAGCGACAGCTTGCTGTCGTAAAAGATATTGCCAATAAATGTAACGATGCCCGAGAAGAACTTAACAAGCAAAAATTTGCAGAGCGGACAAATGCAAAAAGATTTCTCATAACCCTCATAATGGGTGGCGGGAGTTTGCTAATAGCTATCGCAGCCTTGGTGGTAGCTATCGCAGCTTGGCAAGGGTGGGGCATAGCACGTTAGTGGCGGTAACATCTCGCACGACCAGGGAGGGACACGTCCGAATAATGCCTCTCCGCCTGATTAGGAGCCTTCGCCTTCGGATCTGTCCGTTACGGCTTCTTTGGCCTATGACGGGCGGGGGGCGACGTTCAATGAAAGATTTGACCAGAACGTGAACCCTGACTGCCCTTGTGCGACCTGGGTACCTTCGGAAGAGCCGGGAGCGGATTCCGCTCCACATTTCCGGGCTCGATGGCGGCAAGCCGTCACTCGCCTCGGAAATCATGAACCACGACGCGCCCCATCCTGCCAGACGGACCAGGGACGCCATGAAATCGGCGCTTGCCTTTCAAACCGTCAGGCGGTAGAGAGATCGCCCAGTTGGGAAGTTGCCCCTGAAAATCGGATAGCCCCCTTTTTTAGGGGCATCTTTAGGGGCATTTTGATTTGATGAGATTTATATTTTGGTGTCTGTGCATGGGCTCCGAAGCTCAGTTAGAAGGATGCACGGCCACCATATGCGTCCCCATCGTCTAGTGGCCTAGGACGGCGGCCTCTCACGCCGCTAACACCGGTTCAAACCCGGTTGGGGACGCCAAACATTTCACAGGGTTATACGCAGTTTTCGTTATTGAATCCTTTTGTGTACAACGCCTTGTGTACATAATGCCTCGGGAGACCCACTCTCCCGGGGCATTTCCTTTTCCATGAGGCCGCTCACGGCCTGGCCTATGACGCTCTTGCCCAGCGCCTCGATGATCGCTCCCTGATCCGCGTACAGGCCCGCGCTGCGCACGTATGTGTCCGTGGTGGTCGCGCGCGCGTGTCCCATGAGGATCTGCGCGGCACTTAACCCGCCCGCGACAAACGTGATCGCGGCGCTCTTGTGCCGGATCGCGTGAAAGCCGAACGGCTTCACATTGGCCTGTTCGCAGAGCATATCCATGAAGTGCTGGCGGCTGTGGTAGGGTTCGCCCATGTGCGCGTCGTTATCCGTGCGCATGAACACGTTATCGGCCTCGCAGGGCCTGGCCGTATGCCACCAGGTGAGCGCCCGGGCCAGTTCGGGATGCAGGCCCAGCCAGCGTTCACGCTGCCGGCCGTTGCCGCCCTTGTGGTCGGCCAGCCGGATCCGTCCGCCCGGCAGATCCACGTCCTCCCAGGAGAGCCGGAACACTTCGCCCCGGCGGGCGCCCGTAAAGTACATGGTGAGCAAAAACACCAGATCCTGCCCCTTGGCCACCTGAAGGACTTTGATGACGTCCTCTTCCGGCGGCACGTAGCGGGGCGTGCGCGTGGCCGGAAACGGGCGGATGCGCTCAATGACGGCCGCGCTCTGCGGGAATCCGTCAACGAAGCCCATGCCCCAGTTCCAGGCCGCCAACAGGTTTTTGCGATAGACGTTGGCGCGGTTCGGGCCTTTTTCGTCCGCAACGGCGGCCAGGAACTGATAGGCGCGCCCTTGCGTGACGTCCTCCAGCCCGTTGATCTGTGCCGATTTGCAAAACGCGAAAAACGCCTTCATGACTGTTCCCTTCTCCACCAACGTCTTCTGCCCCATGGTGCGCTCCACATGCCGCAGATACGCCTCACCCCACGCCAAGAGCCTTTCGGAGTCCGAAGGGGTCTTGGGCAGGTTCTCCCGCGCCGCTTTTTTGGTCTGTTCCTCCCACTCCTTTGCGGCCCTCCACTCCGGACCGCCCTTTTTGCCGGGCGCGAACAGCTTGCAGGCCACCTGCTTGCCGTCCACAATCGCCCGCGCCCACCAGCCGTTGCCTCTGTCTCTGCGTAAACTCGGCATCGCTGAAAGCCTCCATCACAGCGCCCCAGCGAAACCTCCAGCGGTTCCCGATTTGCCTGCCGCCAAGAGTGGCAGCTATCGGTCTTACGGTCCGCGGGTCAAGTCGAAGCTCGGCGGCCACTTCGGAGAGGTTGAGGATATCGTCGGGATGGCGCGTCATACGCCCCCCAATAAGGCCAGAAGCGGTGCGGGCGCGTCATTTTTGACCACTGGACGGCCTTCCACGCGCCTCGCCGCCATGGCGCAATAGTCGGGGTTGAGTTCAATCCCGATCCATTTGCGGCGGTACAGAGCGGCCACTTCGCCCACGGTGCCGGAGCCGAAAAACGGGTCGAGGACCGTTGCGCCCATGAATCTACCCGCCAGGATGCAGGGAGCTACCAGGTCGGGCGGAAATGTGGCGAAGTGAGCGCCGGGGAATCCTTTGGTGGGCACTGTCCAGACAGAGCGGCGGTTGCGGACCCATGGGGACCACACTATGACGCCGCCTGCTTGCCCGCCCCCGCGCGTATCCACTTCGCGGCGCGGGTGGAACTTCGTGGCCACCTTGTCCCGGTCCGTCCGTTTTTGCGGCTTCTGCCCTGGGATGGCGTAGTCTTTGGTGTCCCAGCGGTTGCGCTGCGCATGGGGATCGCCGGACGCGGGTTCCTTGATCGCCTCGGAATCATAGTAATACCGCTCGGATTTGCTCAAGAGGAAGAGGTATTCGTGCGACCGCGTAGGGCGGTCTTTAACGCTCTCCGGCATGGGATTGGGCTTTGCCCAGATGATGTCACTGCGGAGATACCAGCCATTAGCACGGAGAGCGAAGGCGAGCATCCATGGAATACCTACCAGGTCTTTGGGCTTAATTCCGTTCAGGCTTCGACTGGCCGCTGGGCGATAGCCTGCCAGGTTATCCCATGCGGGTGTTGGGAGACTCCCCGTTACGATAGGTCGTTGTTTACCGTATCCTCGGTTCTGCCCTCCGTAATTTCCCCATGACCCGGCGTAGGAATCACCGATATTAAGCCACAGCGTCCCATCCGCGCGCAGCACCCGCTTTACTTCGTCAAAAACGGCCACCAAGTGGGTTACATATTCCTCCGGCGTCGCCTCCATCCCGATCTGCCCGGCCACGCCGTAATCACGCAACCCCCAATACGGCGGAGACGTGACGCAACACTGCACGGAGGCCTCCGGCAGGGTTCGGAGCACGCTTAAGGCGTCGCCCTGGTAGAGATCGCCATGCTCGAAGCGCTGACAGGGTGTCATGCGGTCGCCTTTTTCCCCGATACCCACAACCGCAGCAGCGCCCGATCTATCCGCTTGCCGATCCAGTGCAGGCACGGTCTGGCTATGCTGTTCCCGATGGCTTTGTAGCGGGCGCTGTCGGATGCGCCGGGGATGGCCGTGTAGTCGTCAGGGAAGCCTTGCAGGCGCTCCGTCTCGACGGGCATGAGCCGCCGCACCGTCGAACGCTGCAGGATATGCGCCTTGTCGCTTCCGCCCTGACTGGACCGCAGGGCCGTGGCCACCTCGCCGGAAAGCTCGGCAGTGCCGCCACCGTCGCGGCCGCGCAGGGAGACGCTTACAGCGTGTTGCGCGCCGCCTTGCAGGGTGAACATCGGTGCGCCTTCAGCGCCGATGCCTATGCCCGCGCGGGAATCATCCGTGCTTTTTCCCGTGCGCTTGCCCACTTCCTGGAGCGGCGTCACGACAAGATTCTGCCGTCCCGTGCCATCCTCGCTGGCGTCGTGGCCTTCGGCTCGGAGCGTGGTTGCGATCAGCGTTTCCGTCTCATGGTGCTGGCGCTTCATACCTCTAGCATTTAGGCAATGCGCTACAGGCGGGACTTCCGCCACATAAAATCCGCCCTGCGCTTTGTTGTCATCCGGTCCACCGCTGCCCAGTCGCCCGGTGAGCGCCTGGGTAATCAGTCTGTGGCCGGTCAAATCATCGTTGGATGCCCCCCCATTGCGTCCAAAGCGGGCGGTGAGGCTCCCGGAAATGTCGGGGATATAGTATCCGCTTGCGGCGGCTTCAGCATCCGTCCGGATCCTGAAACTTGCTTTCAAGGTTCCGGCGAGGTCGGGCAAGAAGTGGCCGCCTGCGGCTCCTTCGGGCCGTCCGCCGCTGCCCCCGCTGTAAGCGCAGCTCGTAAAGGCTCCGGCAACGTCCGTCTGCGCTTCTCTGCGCGGCGGAGTATCCCGGCGCATGCCACCGCGCTCAAAAAGTATTTCTCGGGGATCGGCTCCGTCACAAGGACATCCGACAACGAACACACGGCGGCGGCGTTGGGCCAGGCCGAAGTATTGGGCGTCAAGCACCCGCCACGCGACTGTCCGGCCGGGTCCATCAACCCAACCAGCATCCGGCCAGCGCGGTACATGGTGGCCACGGCCTGCGGACCAACGCCAAAATTGGCCACTCTTTCCCAGTGGCGGCCTGGGGCCGGGTTCAGCCGGAAAATCGCATCCCGCCAGGGCGGACAAGAACCGTCCAAAAGCGTTTCTCGTGTCGGAGAGCACTCCGGGCACATTCTCCCACACAGCGGCATCAGGATTGCACTCATTCGCTATCCTCACATATTCGAGCGCCAGGTTGCCCCGGTCGCCTTTGAGCCCGGCCCGGCGTCCGGCCACGGAAAAGTCCTGACACGGCGTGCCGCCCATAAGCACGTTGACGCCCTCAAAACGGCGGGCGTCGATGGAGCGGATATCGCCCAGATTCGGCGGGCAATCCGCCTTGCGGGGCGGGAGCTTGGCGTTGGCCCGTGATTGCGCCTCTAGGCGCTTGGCCTCTTTGGGCGTTTTGGCGCACAAGGGGCTCGGCATAATCTCCGGCGCGCCGCAGCCGTAGTGGTGATTCAGCACCGCGCACGGGAACGGCTCTATCTCGGCGTATCCCACGCACCGCCACCCGAGCGATCCCCAGGCGACGGAATCGGCGGCAATGCCGGAGGCGAGGGAGAGGTAGGTCAGCACGGCTAGGCCTCGCTCCTGACTAGATGCGGTTGGCAAACGCGCATACTGACGCCGCGCTTGGTCTGGTGAACCTCTACCTCAACTTCCGCACCGTTTCGGCAGACGCATGTGAATGTTACCGCAGACGCCCAGGATGGCTGTCCAATGCGGACAAAATGCGCGAAAGCCGCTTGGAGGGCCTCCCAGACAGCGGGCGAATCGTCGAGCCCGCTGATAATTACGCGCGACATGCGGCCTCCACGCGCTTGAACTCAATGCGCCACACGAACGGATTGTCCGCCCAGCGGAAGCCTGGCTTGGCGAGGGAGTTCCAAAGTCTGACAAATGCGTCTCTCGCATCAGGCCGTGGGTTTGCACATCCGTAAGGCTCATTTTCCCCGCAAGCTAGGCATCCACCGTCAATGATGCCTTCCGCTCTGCAATCCGCCTCGCTGATCTCTTGTAACCGCTCTATGCGGACATCGGTGATCTCCAACAGGATGCGGGAATACTTGCGCGGCATGTGGATACTAGGCGTCCACTTGATTCCGACCGCGCGCTCATCCGCGTTTATGCGCCCATCACGATCAGCCGCGTAGCATACGGGTGTCTGGGGTGTATGATTGCATGTGCAGTAGTCTCCTCCACATCCGCAATCGTAGTCGACATCATGCCACGGACGGAATGTCTCACGTACCCACAGTCTGTCGCCAGAGAGATAGTACGCCCGCTCAACTTTTATGCCGGATTCGAGCGCGTACGCCGTCCAGCGTTTTACCACACGCCGCGTCTGCGTCTTGCGGCCGTCCAGGATGGCGCGGACCATCTCGCCGGAGAAGAGCATCGGGCGCTCTCTCACGCTTCCTCCTCCCTCCGAATGCGGCGGTCTATTTCGGCGGCGATGAGGGCTCCGGCCTTCACGAGGTCACGGATGGAGATCCGGTCCTGATCCTCGCGTTTTCTCCATTCAAAACTCCACGGTGGTGGGAAGAAGAAACGCGGGTCAATCGTGATACTGGCACTGACACCCGTTCCCATGTAAAGTTGTTTACATAGAGTTTCAGGCATCGCGTAGTAACAGGCCGCCCACGCAAGCTCGCCCTCGGTATGTTGCTCGTCATGGTCCGGCGTCCATCCTTCCTTTTCCACCTGTCGCTTGCGCTCCGCAGCGATCAGTTCAACGCCCGTTGACATCGGTCACTCCTGGGATTTCGGTCCAATCGAGGCCGTCGAGCAAACGGCCGGCGCGTTTTTTGCCGACCTTGTACATGCGGATGTCAGGAGTTTCGGCAAAGACATGGCGCTCTGCCTCAAAGCCATGAGGGATGTCGGCATCTGAATTGACCTTGTACCCGCCGTCACTCTGGAGGTAGGCGGGAGTCCATTCGCCCCAGCCCTTGAAGAAAAACGATACGCCATCATCGTCGCATTGATAGCGCAGGCTCCGCACCCATTCGGGGTGCAGGGGCCGTGCTCCGGGGCCTGTTTCGCCGCCGCAGATCACCCAATGGAGCAACGGCTCATAGTCAATAAAGCCGCTGGCATCGTCCCCTTGGTAGGTCTGCTCTTCGGCTAGGAGATAACGGACCAGGTTCACCGGCCCCAGCATGGGCTCCACGCTCACAAAGCGCTTTGCGGCCGGGGTGTCGAGTAGGATCGGGATCTTGGCGTCCGCCTCGACCTGGTTGCAGACGGTCACACCCAGCCAGACGTTAGGGAGCGGCCAGAGGAACTCGTGCCGCATCATTGGGTGTTTTTCGTGCCCTGGCAGTGGGATGGTCTGCCCTTCGGCATACCCGGAGAACATCTCATCCCCATCTTCGAGATGAAGCCACCCGTCCCCGGCTTCGCCCCATCGGCGCAACATCGCTTCCGGGCCGGGCGCAAAGTATTCGCGCATCCGGTCAGCCCGTTTGGTGAGCAAGAGGTAGGAATGCCCGTGCCCATTGGATATGATGGCGTCAAACAAGATCGAGGCGAAAATCGTATCAAGGCGCTCTTCGCCGACATTAGGATGGAAAAGGTCGGTCATGCTGCCGACGAACACGCGCTTGGATTTTCCCGGCACACGATGGGGCATATTTCGGGCACCCCAGTGGAGGGCGTTATTGATCTTCCCCGTCCATCCGTTGGCGTCCACCACTCTGGCATAGTAATCTTCCGTCAGGGGATTCTTCGCCAGCCGCGCCGCAATGCGCTCCGCATAGCAGTGATCGCACCCCGGCGAACACTTGGAGCAACCCACAACAGGATTGATGGTCATGTCCGCCCATTCGATCTTGGTTTTGCTCATGCCTTGTCCCTCAACGCTTCCCGGCTTTTTTGTGGCAAATCTGGCACAAAGTATTTCTGGACATGCCTTGGCCGCTGTGGCCTTTTACCGGCATGGAAAAATCACACCTCACGCGGCGGCGAAGGCAGGGGCGGTTGTCGGTTTTGAACTCGGTTTCATGCACATCATCGCGTCTCTTAGAGCGCTTTGCGTGGATACCGCTGAACGCGACCCGGAGCTTGCGCGAAATTGCGCCGCCCTTGCGGACAACTTTGAAAAGCTGATGAAGGAAGCGAGCGCGGACATCGTGGGACACCTCAACTTCAACGTGAGCTTTGATGACGGCGAATGGAGCGTGGACGTCATGCAGTAGCCCCTTCTGTTTTGTTGGGGGCGGCGCATCCTTTCGCCGCCCCCGTCGCCTCTGCCAGCCGGGGAGTATCTGCGAGTGCTGTCATTTCCTGTCCTATCCCCTTCCCCGGCGCCGGTTTACCGGCCTTTAATTGTATCGACAGAGCCTGCCAGAAGCTGTCCCACCGCCGCCCCAGCTCGGCAAAGATCACCTGCGTGGGGACCGCCTTCAGGGAGCGGGTAATCCGCTGCGGCCCGTCTCCGGTTTTGATCCATTTCGGGCTCACGCCGTACCGCTCCACCAGAGTCACCAGCCAGCCGGAGGGGATGTTTTCGCGGCGTTTGGCGTCGAACACGGTCGACTGCTTGACCCCAAGCGCTTTGGCCAGGGCGGTCTGCGACGCGGCGCCAGTGACGTCCAGGATGCGCTGATACGCCGCGGCGAAGTCGTATTCGCTCATGACGCTCGCTGTTCCAGCTTTTGCGCCAGATCGTTCACACGGCGGCACACATTGGCCAAGTCCGTTCCCGAATGGCTGTCCAGGTATTCAAAAAGGGCGGTCAGAAAGTCCGCCTGAGCCTCCAAAATCACCTCTTCGGCAAGAGAACCGCCGGAACCAGGCCCTCCATGAGCGAGATAATTCACCAGGTGATCCAAGGCTGTTTCCATGGCCACGAACGCATCATGGGACAGCGGCGGCGCGGGCGTCTGCACCTCATAAACGATGTACTGTAGCGCCTTGCGCAAATCTCCCTGAGCATCCCCCTTGTACGGGGCGCGCAGCACGTATTTGACCGCATTGCCCAGGCAGAATCCGAGGTGGCGCGTGATGGCGATGGGCTGCACGGGATAGACCATGTAGTGGTCCGGCGAGGTGACGGGATCGTGCGTCATGATGCGGACTCCTGCCCGTATTCCTCGTTGATGAGCCGGGCGAGCGTCACGATGCAGTCCACCGCCTCGACATGAGCATCCTCGACGCGGCCGACCAGAACCTTGGACTTGAACTCCAGAAACTCGGATTCCTCCGCACGGCAGGCGTCCGCAAAATCTGTGGCGAATCGAGAATGTGACATGCGCGCCGTCAGGATGGCGCGGCCGATGTGGGCCAGGAGCGCGGCGTCCGTGTCGGTGATCCTGGTGAGAAAGGCTACGTCAGCCTTGACTTGGTCCGGCGAGAGGGAGGCGGCCTTGACGTAGGCAAACGGGGCTTGTCCGCTCATATCGCCTCCAGTTCGTCGGCCCAACAGGTGAGAATCAAGCCGGACGAAAATTCGATGACAAAACGCAACCCGTCACGGTCCACAATTTCCGCCGCGAAATAGCCCCGGTAGCCAGGGATGTAGCGGACGTGGTCGCCTGTTTTGAACTCAGCGGACATGGAGGCCTCCTTTAGGCTGCGGTGGCTGTGGCTGCGGAGAGGGGCTTGGGGCCGGGTCTGAGGTCCCGGGGCTCCGGCAAGAGGTGCGAAGGCACTCCGTAGGCCTCCACGATGCGGCGATGGCGTTCCACAGGCATGGTGAGGTTTTTGAGGTGGCCAAGGAAAGTGGGGAGGGCCAGATCGGCCGCATCAGCCAACATTTTTAGCGTGTATTGCTTGTCTATGATCCACGCCTGCAGTTCTTGATTGCGGCGGTGAATTAGGCTAATTCCTGTCTGCGTATCCATCGCAAAGACTCCTTCTAGGCGTTTTTACGGTAATCAAGTCGTTGAAGCCTTGATAGGGTAACATAAGGGTAACTGTCAAGGTAAAATTACCTAGGAGGGTGAAAAATATTATGGAATTATATCAACGTATTAAACGAGTAGCCAACGAGATAGCCGGTTCAGAGACGAAGCTTGCCGAAAAAATCGGCATGGGGCAAAAAACTCTGAACTCGAAGATTCGGCTGAAAAAGAACGACGATCTCAAGGCCATTCTGGATAGAGTTTTAATGGCCTATCCAGAGATCAGCAGGGAATGGCTGTATTTTGACGAAGGCGAGATGTTGACTCCTGGCGGTTCGCCAACCGTGGCCAAGCCTTTCGTTACGGCTCTGACCAGAGAGGCCAAGGCTGCCCAGGAAGCGGACGCGCGGGTGCGGGAGCTGGAAGCGGAGGTAGTGCGGCTACAACGGGAGCTGCTGGACAGCAAAGACAAGATCATCGCGCTCTATGAGCAGCACCATGGCGGTGAGCAACGCGACACTTTTACTCCCGGTGCGGGCGGTGCCCCCATTGGCACCAGTGCTGCCCGTATGTCGCGGCCAGGAATTGACGGGGAGTGTGAGGGCGCATAATACGCGCCGAAAACGCATGAGGAAGTGAGAAAAACGCATGAAAGCACGCAAGATACTCATTTTCGTGGCTCTCGCCGCAGTGGCGTTTTTCGTGTTCGCCCTCCTCTTACCAGGCGACAAAAAGAACGCTCCGCCCGCCGCCCAGGAACAGGCGGCCACAAAGGCGACGCCCGAACCGGCCAAAGAGGCAGTCGCTACAGCGGAGACGCCGGGCCAACAGGCTGTCAAAGCGGAGTTGCGCGCCCTATACGTTGAATTTGAGGGCTTCTTTAAGACGAGAGCGTTCCAAAAAGAAGGCTGGGCCGAAACCCCGGAAAGCGAAAAGTGGACAGAGCGGCTGTCCACGCTGGGGGCCGGGGTACACTTCGATCCCAAAGAAGTGAATCCTGATGCCACAGAAGCCGTGCGCGAGGCTGCGGAGTATCTGCGTAGACTGCCATGGGAAATCAACGACAACGGCGGGCGCTTCGCCCCGTACATGGAAGACAACCTCAAAGCCGTAGTGGCTGCGATCAAAACCGGCCCGGATGACACCATCGGGGCGGATATGCTCCAACTGGCTGATAAACAGACAGCCAAGTTCAAGGAAATACCCGCTCTCAGTGATCCAAAGGCAGAACTGCGTGCCTTGTACCTCGATTTTGAGGGGTTCCTGAAGACAAAAACGATCCAAGATAAAAATTGGCTTTCCAGCGAGGAATGCACAGCTTGGTCCTACCGCCTGGGGAGGCTGCAAAAGGCAATGGAAGACGCCAATGCCCCGAAAGCCACGCGCCAGATCGTGACCGATCTTGGCAGTCTGGTTGCCAGGCTCGGTGGCAAAGAGCGTTTCGACGAAATGTCCAAAAACGACCTCAAGAGTATTTTGGACAGGATCAGAACCGGCCCGGATGACCCCATAGGGGCGGGCACGCTACAATTGGCCATCCAACAGGTGGCGGCGGACAACTCGCCATTCGATGTGAAAAAAACCGTCGATGTTCAGCAAGAAATCCGGAAGTTTTTTGAGGAACTGCAAACACTGCGCAATGATAGAAATTTCCGTGAACAGGGCTTTGACTATGGGAAGGCCGCCCGATGGCTGGAGAGAGTGGAAGCCTGGCAGAAGCGCGTTGAGGATGACCCTGCCATCCCTCAGCAAGTACGATTGGCCTCGCCAAGCATAGTTCTCCTTGCTCATGAATGGGAGATGCACAGAGGAAATATGACAGATGAAGCCAGGGAATACTTCAAGGAGCTACAAGACGCCGTACAGTGGAAGCCAGATCCCCAACAATAGTCGTACCATGAAACGCGCCTTCCCACTCCTTCTTCTCGCCGCCATGCTGACCATGGCCCCGATGGCGAAGGCCGTCCAGATGGACGTGGGGTTCTCTCCCTTTGGAGAGAGCTTGGATCTGGTGCTGTCGGGCATTAACTCGGCCCAAGAATCCATCCTGGTGGCCGCATACGCCTTCACCAGCAAGCCCATCGCCCTCGCGTTGCTGAGTGCCCATAAGCGCGGGGTCAAGGTGCGGGTGGTGGCGGACATGAGAGCCAACAACCGCCGCTATACCGCCGTGACCTTCCTGGCCAACCAGGGCGTGCCCGTGCGCCTGAATAATCACTACGCGATCCTGCATGACAAATTCATGGTGATCGACGGGAAGGATGTGGAGACCGGGAGCTTCAACTACTCGGCGGCGGCTGTCACCAAAAACGCCGAAAACGTCCTCATGCTGCGGGACGTGCCGGAACTGGCCGCGAAGTATGCGGCGGAATGGCAACGGCTCTGGGATGAAGGACAGGACGTGGAAAAACGCTATTAACAGCGTCAAACGTGGAGCCGTAATGGCGGCAACCCTTAGCGGCCCCTGCACATGCGGGGGCCATTTTTTTTCAAAAAACCTGAAAAAAGCTATTGACAATATAAACGCTAGCGTTTATTTATTAATCAACGAGAGCGGGAACGGCCTACGGAGAGGCGGCGGATAAGGTTGAAAACACCCCACAGCCAGAAAACCCAAACAAGCTCTCGATAGGTGGTGAGAGCCTATGAGACTCGCCACATGGAACAGGCTGCGCCGTTATCTGACGGCACAGCCCGCGGCCAGGCAGGAAACGCGGATTCTTCGGACTCTGCGCGGATTCCAGGCCGCAAAACGCAGAGCCGCCAAGCGCTAGTGACGCCTGACGGCCCTTAAACCTCAACCCGGCTAGGCCGAGCGGTGCAAGCGGAGCCTAGCCGGCTCTTAAAAAAAGTCAATAGGAGGCGGAAATGCACATCATCCTCAAAACCACGTTCCACGGCGACAACGTGGCCGTCACGCTGGGAGATCCGCGCGCTACTCCGGGCGTCACGGAGTCCGGCGCGCACCTATGTAAGATCTTGGACGTCCCGGAGGGCATCACCGCAACGGATGTCCTGACGCTGTACCGGAAAACGTCGTTCTGGCCAGAGCGGTTCCTGGTCCGCCACGGCGAGCTTGGCGACGGGAAAATCGTCAAGGGCCGCTCTCTGACGGCCAAAGAGGCCGCGGGGGAGCTGGGAGTAGAGACTACCACCATCCGCCAGTTGGCGATCAAGGGATCTCTCCCCGGCGTCAAGCGCGGGCGGGACTGGTCGTTCGCCTCCGGCGACGTGGATTTGTACGCCAAAACCCGCCGGACAGGGCGGCCGCCCAAAACCGAAAAGAGCGTGCCGGACCAATAGCCCGGCACGCTCTCTTTGAGGGCTGCTTCTCCATTCACACCGGCTCACGCCGGCGCTAAGGCGGCTTCGGTTCATGTTCCCGCTTTCTTTTCGGCTTGGGCCGCAGTTCCGGCGGAAGCTGATTGCCGATTTTTTCGCTCCAGTAGCTGATCGCGCAGTGGTCGGGGTCGCGGAAAATAACCCGCGCGCCCCAATCCACCAGTTTGCGCGGCCAGGCCCGAACGCCGTCCTGTTCCCATCGCCAGCAATGCGAGGAAAGGGTCTCGTCCGCCCAGGCCAGCTCACGCAGGATAAAGCACAGAGCCACGTTGCCGAGCTGGTCCAGGGCGATGAGCAGTTGCTTGGTGTTGTGGCCTAGTAGCTCCCACATAAAACGCTCCTATTGCGCCCCAGGGAGTGCGTAGGCCACCCTGATGGCCAGAACGGCCGCCACATCGGCGGCGTCGTCCAGCTTGTCTTCCAGCGCCTGTTTTTGCCCAAGGACCGCGCCGGAGATGATCTCAAGTCCGGCTTTGTTCCGAAGCACCCGCACGGCCAGCTCCATGAGGTCGATGCCGCGCCCTGTCGCAATGCCGCGCAAAAGCGGCGCGGCGGCATCCGCATCGGCCTGCAAGGTTTGCGCCTCGCTCACCTGCTGGTCCCACGTGGAGCGCTCCATGGCGCTGTAGCTGGCGGCCAGGGGCAGAAGCGCGGCGTCGCAGGCGGCGATGATCTCCGCGAGCTTGGCCGCTCTGGCTTCTTTCAAGGTGGGCGGCGGGGGGGGCACGGTGATCGGCCTTCCTCCCGCATCCTCCTCCAGTAACATTCCCGACGACAGCGCCTTCATAAGCACCAAGTGTTCATCATCTGAAATTGGGATTGCTCCCTTTGGTGGTTGTTCAAGAGCGTCATTCAAAAATTTTTTTTCGTAGTAGAAATACATAAGCGTCTCCTAAAAACCGATTGCAATGTACTTAATGATAACCGCGTCATTTGCACCAGCCTCACCAGGCGATACTCCATTTGGGGCAACAAATGAGTTGAACGTAAACCCAGATACATTGAAATCGGCTATCGAAATAAGTCCTAAAGTGGGAACTGTCTTTCTATATGGACTACCTATTACTTGTAGTATGGAATTTGGAAAAGACACTGGAAACACCACTCGTGTTGGATTCGGGATGATATTCGACTGCCACCCCCATTGCAGAATGAGACCGCTAGGGAGAATTTGCCAACCGGATTCTGTTAACGACTTACCAAACCAAGACACAATACAGGCGGGCGTCGCGACTCTGTCCTTTGACGTGGTATCCGAATCAGCGGCAAAGGGGATCTGCGTTGCAGGGACAATGCCGTCAGCATCCAACGTGGCCAGCCCCAACGGCTTGCCGCGCGCGACCTCGAACGCGTCTATGCGTTTCTGCAGGGCCTTTTCGGCCTCTTCCCGGTCTCCCGCTTCAATTGACAGGGCGTCGGCAAGGTATTGACCACCCCTTTGCCGCGCAACGGCTTCGGCGGAAAGGCCTTCGCCCAGGGCGTCGTCGGCCTCCTGACGCGCTTTCGCCTCGGCTGTGCGTTCATCCTTGGCCTGCTTGAGCTGCGCGTCGATCTTGACGAGGTCCGACCTCAGCTTGGACAGGTCCTCGTCCAGGTAGGTTCCGGGCAGTTCCAGCCCGGCAAACTCGGTTATATCAGCCATTGGAGATCTCCTACTTTATGGCCATGAAACGGATTGTCCCCACGAAGGGCCGGGCCGCGCTGGTCCCGGTAAGCGTGAGCCGCGCCTTGACCAGATCGGCGTCCGCAAGCGCGCTCTCGAAGCGATATTCCACAATGCCGTTGCCCTGGGTCACGGCCCCGGTCTGCTCAAGGGACTGCCACGCGCCGCCGTCCACTTGTATTTCCGGCGTCACCGCCGCCCCGGAGGGGATGGAGGCGTCGTAAATAAGGACCGCCTTGTGCGCGTCAAAGGCCGGGATGGAACGGCTGTAGTATTCCGCGATCTCGCCTATCGTCCCGGACAGAAGCTGCGCTCCGGGCCAGAGCAACGGGGCCGCCCGGTTCGTGCCGACAAGCTTTGCCGTCACCTTTACCGGGCCGGTCACGGGCGTGGCCAACCTGGCGGGCTGGCCCTGCGCCACGGTAAGCGTGTTGCCGTCCGGCAGGGTCAGCGCGTACTCGACGCGGGTATCGGACGTGGGGGATTCGTCAACGGCCAAAATCACCAGGTCGGTCGCGCCGGAAACAGGCGTCTCGCCCATGTCGATCTGGCGCGTGGTTTCGGGGAAGCTCGCCTCCAAGAGGCGGAAGGCCATGTCCTTGTCCTGATGCGCCGTCCAGGTGGAGGCGTTGGAACTCGAAAGCAAGACGCCCACGGTGTAGGGCTGGGCGGACACCCACTTCTGCGCGATGTCGTCGAACTTGCCCATCTCCGCCACGGACAGGGCCGTGTCGGGATCGTTGCACAAAACGACTACAGCGTATTCCACGCCGGCCGAAAGCTGCACCAGCGCCGGGAACAGGGCGCGCGTATGCCCGCCGCCCGTGACCACGATGTCCTTGGGCGCAAGAACCGCCTCGGCCAGGATGACGCGCGTGGGCACGCCGTTTTGCACCTCGCGGATTTGCACCCGGACCTCGCCGGACTTGGCCGTGAAGTAGAGGTCCACGCCGCAGATCTGCGTTGTGGCGTCCAGAACGAACGTCTGGGCCAGGGGGTCGATGTGGGAATAGGTGACGGTGTTCACCTGGCGGAGCGTCTGGACCGTGAGCATGCCCTGGCCCACGAACACGGCGCTTCCTTCGGAGCCGCCGTCGCCGCCGTGGAAGGCGACGGTTTTCGCCCCGGCCGCGATCTTGGGCGGTATGGTGAAGCTGCCCGTGACAACGCCCGCCGCGTTGGCAGGCCCGGCTGTGAAGTCCGCCGCAACACCGTCGAACAGCACGCTTCGCAGTTCTTCGCCGGGGCCGAATCCCTCAACATGGAAGGCGATGCTTATCTGCCGCAGATACTCCAGGGCCGTTTTGGCCGAGGAAAGCGTCTGCGTGGAAGAGCGCTGGTCGCTCAAGAACACCTGCCCGTAGAGCGCGGTCCCCAAGGTCTCCGGCGCGTAGATGTACACGTCGAAGCGCTCCGTGACCGCGCTGGCCCACTGGGTTTCCACTTCGGTGAACTGGTCGATGGGCGGGGTGAGCGTGATCCGCGCGGGCAGAACGTCAAACGACATATACGGGTTGACCGCCATGGAGCCGGTGCGAAGCGTCTGGGCCAGCACGATGACGGGATTGTAGGCGAGCGTCGCTGGAGCGCCCAGAGGCGCGGCCAGGGCGCTTACCGTGGGCGCGATGGGGAGCGTCAGCCAGCCGCGGCTGACCGCCGCATCCTGGGCGATACCCTGGTCGCGCATGTCGTCGTTTAGGAGGGGATCGACAAATATCCCCGCCCGCGCGCCGCTCTCGCGGGTGGCGATGTCCGACTCCAGGCGCTGCCGGGCAACCTCCTGGAACAGGTCGGAGATCTGCCCGCTCATGGTCTCCAACGTGTCGAAGGTCACGACGTGGATGCCGTCGTTTAATACCTTGGGCGCATCGCGCCACGTCTGCAAAACGCTGGCCAGGGCCAGAACGCCGTCCGGCGCGGCGGGCTTTCTGGGGTTGTTCTCGGCGGCGACGCCCTGCTGCCACACGAAAACGCCATCCTGCGTGACGCACAGGCGGTCGTAGCGCTGCACGGCCTGGTAGTAGGAGAGGATGATGCTGGACCCCTCCACGGCCCCTTCCACGGTGAAGCCGTCGTAGTCCTGATCCACAGGCTTGACGGCGGCCATGTACGTGTAGGTGACGCTGTACGTGGAGCCGGGGGCCGGTTCGTTGCCGGGCAGGCTCCAGTCCACCTTGTCGCCGTTTTTCTTGTAATCCGCGCCTTGCCCGTAAACCGTGTCGCCCTGGCTGCACTCCAGGATGGCCACTGTGGAGGAATCCGGCAGGGCGTCGGCGACTCCGGCATAGGCCCCATGCACGATGGACACGCTTTTTTTGAGCGTGACCCGAAGCATCTCAACGGAGAAGATCGGCGCATGGGCCACGTCGATGCGCTGGCCGGCCGCGCCGTCCGCCGTATGGATCTCCGTGTCCACATAGCGCAGATCAGGAGCCGCGCCGTAAGCCAGACGCCGCGAAGTGGGAAGTTCTATGCCGTAGCCCCAGACGCGCGCACGGCCTTCGGACACGGTGTATATCTGCTTGCCGTTTTCGACGCCGGCGGAGCGCACCACAAAGCCTGTGGCGATGTACGTGCCGCCGCCGGTGTGATCGCGGTCGTAACGGGCAAGCCCTTGGTTGAAGGCGTCCAGATTCGGCGGGGCTTCCTTGGAGCGGACAATGCCGTCGTCCACGAAATGCACAGGATAGAAGTCGCCGTCCTGGCCGTCGGCGGAATAGCCCCAGACCGCTACTTCCTGGAGCCTGGCCGCGCCTGGCTCGCCTTCGCCGCGGGTTCCCACGGCATGGTTGTAGAGGTTGGAGTCTTCCAACTCCGTTATCACGCTGCGGTGCAAATAGACGCCTATGGACACCGAGCCGGTGACCGGGATCACCAGCGCCGCGGCGGCCACGTTGCGCACCATGCCTTCCAGGTAAACCGCGCCCGCTTCGCAGCGCGTTTCGCCGGTGGCGGAATCAACGGCCACGCGGCAGTCCCGGATGATGTCGCCGTTGGCCAGCATGGCGTCGGCGATGCCCTTCACCCTGTTCTGAAGGACATGCTGGGCCTCGTTTAATTCCCTGCTTTGCAGGGTGCGGTCGGCGCGAAACAGCACATCCGTGTAGTTCGTGGCCGGATCGAAATCGTCGTAGTATTGTTCGAGCTTTATCTTGCTGGGCATGGGATTCTCCTTAAATGGCCAGGACGAATTCGAAGGATTGGCGCACAGCCGGGGAGCGCGCGATTGTCGGATCCTGGCGTTGGATCACCAGGAGCCGTCCGGGGTTGTCCAGATCGCCGGGCTTGAAATACTTCTGGCCAGGGGGCAGATCGTCTTTAAGCCGGGTTCCCAGAAACACGGCCACCTCTCGCACGATCTGGTCGCTGGCGTCGCCGAAGTCGAAATTCACTCGCAGATACAGGTACGGCGTCGGTTCCAGGGATGCGGTGTAGCGGGCTTCCTCCACCGTTCCGTCCGGCTGTCTGCCCACGGGGATGGTGATCTCGCCCTGCGGATCGGGCAGGGCGTAACCAACGGACGTGACGGCCCGGCGGCCAAGCTCGTTGTTTAAGGACACGGCGTTGACCAAGGTTTGCTCCAGGTGCTGTCCGCCGTCGTCATCCCATCCCGGTTCACCGCTGCCCCAGGCGAAATGCAGGGGCTGGGCCGCAAGGGCTTGGGCCATTCCGGCGCGGCCGCTCTTAGTCAGTGTTGCTAGGCTCATGGCTCTCTCCTATGGTGGCGCCGGTATCGCGCCATGATCTGTGGTTCCAGGGGCCGGTCCATTCCGTGCCGTCCGGCAGACTCTGCCGCCGCACGGCCGCAATCCCCAGCGTGACCGTGTTATAGGTGGTGTCGCCGATGCCGGACCCGAACGTCTCCACCCGTCCGGCCGCCATGCCGCAGACGTGGCGTGTGCCGAATCCCGCGGCATGGATCTCCGCTGTGGATGCGCCGCCGCATACGTCCAGGAACCGTTCGTCAATGTACAGACGCCGGACGCCAAGCTCGTCTTGCCCCGCGTCCAGGCGGGAGAAGTCCAGGCGCTGCGGCTTGTCCACCACGACGGCGAGCTGCCGGTCCGGGCGTTCCAGCGGGGAATCGAGGCGGGCGAAGTCCAGCACGAGCTGGGCTTTGGACAGGCTCCTGTGGGGGCTTATTTTCCGGCGCGGCGCGGGAGCGCTGCCGGACCACAAGCGGTGATCCCACGGTCCTTCCCAGCGCCACTTGGTTTCCTCAATGCCGGGACTTTGCAGGGATACGAGCGAACTGCCCACGAAGCCGTGGCTTTTCAGCGTCGGGGTATCCAAGCGCCACTGGTCCAAAATCGCCCGGTCAATGTAGAAGGCCCGGAAAGGGCGTACTTCCAGCATCCCAAGCCAGGGCCGGGCCTTGGGCTGCGGATCGGCCAGTATGCCGGTCACCTCGCCGAAGGACTGCTTGATCCCGGTTTCCGGGTCCCAGACGCCGGAATCATCGTCCAGATAGCCGAAGTCCATGGCCGGTCCCCGGTCCAGGATGATGGGGCGGCGGTCGAAGAGGCCATAGACGCGCCGCAGCTGGCAGCGCTTGGGCGCGGCCTCTTCGGCCACGCGCACGATGTTGGCCAGCGTTCCGCCGCGCGGAACTTGCGCCAGCTCCAACTCATAGACGGCCCAATGGCGGCCCGTGCCGGACTCGTCCGGCCGCGCCTGTACGCCGTACATGGCCAGGGCCTCTCTGACGGCGGCGGGAGTGCCCTTGATGCGATGCCAAGGAATGGACCCGCGCACCATACTGGCGAGCTGCTCGTCGGTGGTGGCCACCTCGCGGAAGTCCACGTGGAGCTGCCAGGCCAAGAGTTCCAGAAGGTCTGTGGAGAGGGGCTTCAATCCGCCGGAAGCGTCCACAAGACGCTGCAATGGCGCGATGATGCGCGCGTTCTGCGGGTCCAGACGCGCCCAAATGAGAAGATTGGGGAAGCTGTGCGTGACAGCCTGGAGCAAAGGCTGTAGCGCCTCCGCCGCCGCGGCGATGGTCTTGTCCCCTCGGATGGAGTCTGGAAGCAAGTCCAGAAAAGAAATGTCCCCCAGCCGTCTATTCATCTTCCACCCCTAAAAACTCCATGCGGACGGAGGTTTCGCGGGCGATGAAGCGATCTTCCAGCACACGGTAGCCAGGTTCGGCGAGTTCCAGGCGTTTGGCCCCGGCGTGCTTGACGAGCTTTATCAGTTCGTCGGGGTTTATATCCCGGCCGGGCTTGCTGCGCTGCCAGAGGCGGTACTTCTCCACGGCGTCGGCCACGCGGGCCTTGATGCTCTCAGCCAGGGGGGCGTTGGCCCGGCTCAGATACCAGCCGCCGTCAACGGCGTAATAGGCCAACTCCGGGGCGGCCACGATCAGGTTATCGGACAGCGGGCGGATGCTCTCGTCGTTTAGGTGTTCGCGCACCCGGGCCAGCAAATTCTCGTCGGGAAGCTCGCCGCCCTTCAAAATGGGCCGCACGTCCACCCAGCCGTCTTTCGGACGCCAGACCGCGCAGTCCACGATGTCCTGATGCACGGACAGCGTATGGTAGCGGTAGGCTCCGGCCGGACCGGCCACGGAAAAATGCTCCGGCGCGATTTGGATGCGGCCGCGATAGGGATCATCCTCTTCCACGTCCGCGCCCAGCGTGGTTGTGGTGACGTTGCTGACGGTTTTGACGTAGCCGATCACGTCCACCATCTTGTTGATCTGGCCGGGCACAAGGCCGTTGCCCTTGGTTCCCGGCTCCGTACAGGTAACCGGCACGTCAACGGACAGCTCCCCTGCGGGAATTTCCGCCGTGCGGTCCGTGGCGAACACCATATCGGCGCTGCCGACCGTGACGCGGCTGCCCTGCGGGATCAGCACGGGCCAGGCCAGAGGCTCTTCCAGGGCGTAACGCTCAAGGGTGATAGCCGGCATTTCGGGCAGGCGCGGGGTATCCATGAGCGCGCCCAGATGGTCCAGGTGGCCGCCCATGGCATAGGCCAGAAGGTTCTGTTTGCCGGTGGCGTCAATGACGGCGTTCTGCATCGACAGGAGATAGGCCAGCCCGCACAGAAACAGGCGCACCGGATCGCCGTCGTAGAGCGTCTTGCCCAAAAGCTTCTCGACTGTGGTGATAACGGTAGCCTGGACGCTCGCCGGGTCCATGTCGGTAAAGGTGATGTCGGGGAGTCCCGGCAATGCCACCTGGCTCATATCTCCACCCCCTCACGCAGACGCCAGCGGATGACGGGCCAGGTGCGGCCGTCCATGGCGTCCGTAGCGTCGGGCGTTTGCGGCACGAAGCGGATGGACGTCACATGGATCCTGGGCTCGTGGCTCTCCATGGCCTCGGTCAGATCGGCCAGTTTCGCCGCGGCGGCATGGGGCAGGGGAGCGTCGATAAACGAGCCGGTATGGGCGAATCTCCGGTCCATGGGCACGGAAAACACATACGTGCGCACGATCATGCGCATGCACTGCTTGATGTCTTCCAGGCCCGTGGCCCCGATGACGATGGGCGCTTCATCCGCCAGCGTCTCGAATTCCTGGCTCATTGGTATTCCTTAATGGTGAGCGAAGCCTCGGCCGACATGGGCGCGCCGTTGGGCGCGGAGTGCAGCCAGTTTTCGTCCACGCCCGTGAGCAAATACTTGCCGAAGTTCTCTCCGCCCAGAATCAGGCGCTCCACCACGCCCCGCGTGCACAGATCCCGCAGGCGGCGGATCTCGGTCCTGGGATTCACCCCGAAAGAGATGGAGAACCACACCTTGAACGTGGTTTCGTCCAGTTCCGGGCCCAGGAATTCCAGGCGCGATTTGAACCCGATCACCTTATGCTCTTCCACCCGGACAGCGGTTTTGCGATGCACATGCTTGACCAGGATCATGGTCTCTTCGGACACCTGGAACACAACCGGACCAAAGCTCCCCACGCCGCGCGGGGGCTGCCCGGCGTCCGTGCCTTGATCCAATGCGGGGTTGTATTCGCTTGCCATGTCCGGCGTCCTAGTGGCTGTGGTGGTTGGTGTTGCCGTCGGTATCAGTGACCTTGCCGGTGGTATTCTGATCGCCGGTGTGGGTTGTATCGCCGACGTGCAGGTACTCGCCGATATGTTTCAACTGGCCCTTGATCCAGAACGCGGCGGTCATTACCGCCTCGCATATCTCGCCCATGATGCCTTCGATAATGAGGCTCGGCGTGCGCAAAATGATGGCCACGCCCCCTTCCAGGGTGAGAATCTTGACGGTTTTAATCGTCACGTCGTCATCCGCGTCTATGGTGACCTTCTGCAGGCATTTGACCACCGCGTCCTTTTCCACCGTGACGTCCACATCGCCCTTCACCGTGCCCGTCAGTTTGTGGGTTTCGCGGTCGTATTCGATCTCCGTGCCGTCGGCGAATTTGCGATAAAAGACGTGCGGCGGATGGCCAGGCGAAGGGGTCTCGTCCGAGTAGTGGGCGCCTATAACCGCGCCCTGCTCGAATCCCTGTCCGGCAAACAGGCAGGCCACAGGCTCGCCGATGTCGGGCATCTCCTGGTGCTGGTCTTTCTTGGTGCGCCGCGCGAGCACGCGGATCGGCATGCTGACGATGCCGCCGGCGTCGTCTATTTTCACCCGGGCCGAACCGGATTTCTCGTCCACCTGCACCACTTCGCCCCAGCGCAGGATGGCCCCCCGGTTGTTTTCCAGCGCCCGCAGACGGCGTTCCAGCTCCGCGAATTCGCCGCGCCCCATGCTAGTACCCCAGCGTCATGCGGATTTCCGCCTTGGTCGTGTACTTGTCGCCCAGGCTGTGCGTGGCCTTGGTGACGAAATACTTGCCGGAAAATTTGCCGAATCCGGACATGCCGATGGTCATGCCCGCCACAAGCCCGGGGTGGCCCATGATGGTGAAATTGCCCGTGGTCTCGCCCTTGTTTGCGCCGCGCATGCGGTTCTTGGCCAGGGCCATGGCGTCGGCCTGGGATTCCACCCGCTTGTCCATGGAGAGCACCTTGATGGTGTTTTCCTCGGTGAGTTTTTTGCCGCCCGGATTGTAGGTGTAGGTGTGGGTCTGGCCGGTGGCCGGGTCGTGGTATTCCACCTCGGCGGCCTCGTAGCTGGTGCCCTCGCTCTTGACCGTGAAATCGTACTCGGAAACGGCGTCGTAGCCGCCGCCCGTGCGCGTGAACGTGAGCTTCGTTCCCTTGGCGTCGGCCTTCTGTTCGCTGTAGAGGATGAGCTTATCGTCTCTCACCTTGACAGAGACGCCCCGATCCTCGGCCAGGCGTGTCACGAAGGCCAGATCGGATTCCTCGCGCTGGTCCTGGCGCTCGAAATTGTGGGAGTCCGCGTCGTACATGAGAGAGAGGCCGTTGCGGGAAGCGACGTCTTGGGCCACGCCCTCAAGTGAAAACTTCTCCCAGGCCTGCGTCTTATTCGTCTCCCGCAATTTCCCGTGCAGCGATGCGGAAACGCCCTTGATTTTCAGCTTGTCGGGCGGTCCGGAATAGCTCACCTCGTCGCATTTGAACGTGCCGCAGTTGAGGGACGCATTTTGCCCCGGTCCCCACCAGTTGATGCAGCGGATGGCGGCGGTGATTTTGGTTCCCTTTTTGGGGAGCCACTTCTCGCGCCACTTTCCGGCCCGGTCGTGCAGCTCTATCTGCACCTCGTCGCTCTTGCCCCCGGCTTCGTCGCCGAACTCGAACGAGAGCAGGTACGGCTCGATGTACGAGGTGGCGTCATGGCCGCCGATGGTGACCGACAGAGCGGCCCGCCGGGCCAGCATGTCTTTTACTTCATCCATGGCGGCAGATCCTGTTCCATGACGCGCTCGGGCTTGGGCGGAACATGAAGCCGCACTCCGGCCGGAAAAAGCACCGCGTCCAGATGCTCCGGGTTGGCCCGCACCAGATCCATGAACAGGCGCTCGTCGCCCCAGAGCCGGTAGGCGATGGCGTCCCAGGCGTCGTTTTGCATGGTGACGTAAGTGCTACTGGCCATAGGCGAGCCTACGCTGGTTGGAGGCGATGCTCGAGATCAGCTTCTCGAAGTAGTCCACGAGCGCCTTCTCGTCGGACTTGATGGCCTTTACCAGCACTTCACCCACGTCTTTCGCGGGCACATCCTTAAAGGTAAGGTTGAAGTTTATCTGCGGGGATATGGTCATATTCCCGGCGGATGCGCCCGAGGATGCTTTGGAAGCGGGGGAAGCCGCTGCGGCCCTGGGCATTGCCTGCCCAGCTGACGCCGGTTCTTGCGCCGCCCGCGCCACGATGGGCGCGGCCTCTTCCGCTGTGACCGTCCGCATGGTCTGGGCGGCCGCTTTGTCCGGCGTCGCCGCTGTCCGCGCTGAAACAGTCGCCTTGGCGTTGATCGGCTGCGCGGCTGTCTTGGGCGCAATCACCGCCGCTTTGTCTGGAACCGCCGCCTGCACGGGCTCGGCCGCCGTCTCTTTCTTTTTGTCTTTACCGCCAAAGAAACCCTTTACCGTGGCCCACTTCTCAGTGACCCACTCGAACTTCGCGGCGATCCAGTCAAACGGGGCTTTGGCGGTCTCGACAACATCGTCCCACAGGCCGGAGAAAAAGCCGGTCACCCCGGACCAGGCCGTCTTGATGCCCTCTATGGGAGTCGTCACAAACGAGGATACCCCTTGCCAAGCGGTGGAGGCGGCGGAAGAAACTCTACCCCATATGCCGGAAAAGAAGCTGGCGACAGGAGTCCAGACGGCCTTTATCGTATTCCACACGCTGACGAAAACGCCGCCCACAGCGTTTATGATAGTGCGCACGGTCTCGCTTTTTTTGTAGAGCAAGACCATCCCGGCAACCACGGCGGCGATGCCCACGATGACTATGCCGATGGGGTTGGCGGTCATGGCGGCGTTCAAAAGCCACTGCGCCGCGGTCATGACCCCGGTGACGGCCGCTCCGGCAACCATCGCGGTTCTCTGCGCCACAAAGGCGGCGGTCCCGGCCACGACGCGAGATCGCATGACGGCCATGACGGTGTTTATGGCCCACTGCCCGGCGGCCAAAGATTTCGAGGCCACAGCGCACGTGATGGCCACTGTCCGGTGAGCAATCAAGGCGGCCCGGCTGGCAATGACTGTCGGCCGCAGGCCGTTGAAAACGCCCTTGGCCACAAGCCAGCCGTCAGAAAAAATCGTCGCCGCGTATTTCCCCGCCCGAGACGCAAGACCCAGAGCCATTATAGCGGTGGATGCAAGGAGGATTACGGACGTCACATTCGGAAATGCGGTGACCAGGGCAAAAGCCCCGTCCAAAAGCCCACCCAACGCATTTATTGTTGACGCGACCACAGGCAGGTTGCTCTGGCCCATGGCCGTGCCGACCTGGACCACTTTGTTTTTCAGCCTGCCCAGCGCCGCGCTCGCGGTTTCCGTGGCGGCCTTGTAGTCTTGCTGGAATGCTCCGGCGCTCTTGGTCTTGTCCCCGGCCATAGCCACGGCCTTTTTGTAATCGTCCAGGTTTTCGACGAGCTTTATGACCGTGTTGGCCTCGCCCTCGCCGAACATCTCCTTGGCGAGCCGCGCGCGCATGGGGCCTGAGTATTTGCGCAGATGCTCGAATATCTGAATCATCGTGCCCTGGGCGTCTTTGCGGAACTCCGCCTGAACTTGCTTGCCGCTCATGCCGAGCGCGTCATGGAACCCTTTCAAGGCTCCCTTGCTCGCCGTTCCCGCCTGCCCCAGCGTATTGAACAGGCCCTGCGTGGCGCTGATGGCCTGCTTGGTGGGAACCTGCATACTGGACATCGTGGCGCCCATGGCGGCGACCTGCTCGCGGGAGACGCCGTACTGCTTGCCCAGGTCCGCCACGCGGTGCGAAAACTCCAGCATATCCGCGCCAGAAGCGCCGCGCATGTTGTGGGAAAGGTGGGCCAGGGTGTCCAGATATTCGTCCGTCTGGGCCTGAGTTAGCTTGAAATGGGAGCGGATGCCGGCCAACGCGTCACCCGCGTCCTCGGCGCTCATGTCCCAGGCCTTGGTAATCTGCTTGCCAACAGCGGTAAAACGGACCAGCTCGCTCTGGGCCACGGTAACAGCGCCCTTGGCCGCTATGGCGGCGCTGTCCTGGAGATTGCCCCCCAGGGCCAGCACTTCTTTTTTGAACTGCTCAAACCCGGATTTGTCGAACTGGGCTTTCGGTTTCACCTTGGCCATAGCGGTTTCGTAATCCATGGCCAGCTTGACCGGAGCCCCGGACGCCATGAACCCTGCCACCATGCCCATCATCTCGCCCTTGAGCGACGCGCGCTTGGCCGCGTTGGCCTGGAACTTCTCCATCCGGGCCAACGCTTCCTGCTTGCGCTTTATCTCGGCGGTCTCTTTGGCGTGGATCTTGGCCGCATCGGCCACGGTGACGTTTAATTTCTTGGCCGCCTTTTCAGCGGAGACGTAGGCCTTTTGCGCTTTGGTCAGCGCCTGTTCTGTGTCTTTGGTGGGGTTTGCGGCCTGGGCCTGCTGGGCGGCCTTGAGCTGCGCTTCGGCTGTTACCAATGCGCCGGACACGGCGGAGACGGCCTTCAGGTCCTTCACGTCCGCCTTCAGCTTTTTCACCTGCGAGTCCGCAGTGGAAAAAACCGACTTGACCGAAGGGCCAAGCGCCGCCCCTAAAACGAGCGATATGCCGATAGCGCCGCCGCTGGCCATGTTCCTAGTCTCCCGCTATTTCCTTTGCCACCACAGCCTCTTCCAACCACAAGAGAGCCTCGTCATAGGTGAGGCTCAAAACCTCAGCCATTTCCCAGCGCGCCAGCATCGACACCCGAAGTGACACGCTTCGTATCTGTTCCTCGTTCGGCAGGGGTGCGAAATCGGACGTAGAGGCGCTGGAGCCGCGTGTAATCCGCGGAATCCATGGCCTCCAATTCCTCCACTCGCAGGTTGCACAAGTCCGCGAACATCTTGAGTTCGCCATCGATGTCATCGTCGCGGGTTATCTTGTGTTTACGGATATCCTTCATGCTGGGCCGGCGCATGGTCACCTCGGTGAGCACGCGGTCGGCCAACTGTACGGGGTAGTCCAGCTCCAGGGTTTCAGAGGGCATGGGCAGAGCCATTAGTCACCTCCAAGCTGCTGGCGTACTTTTTCCAGCAGATCCACGCCGTTGACGCGGCAGATGAAGGCGTACTTGTCCACCTCCAGCACCTCGTCGCCGCCGAGCCAGATTTTGATGTAGGGGCATTCCAGTTCCAGGTCGGGGTCCATTTTCTTGGCCGCCTCGAACTTTCCGATGGCCACCTTCTTGGGCATGCCGCGCAGCACGATCTTGATCGCTTCGGAGTCCAGTTCGCCTGCGGCGGCGTCGTTGTATTGAATGGACCCGAACACCTCCAACTGGTGCATGGTGGTGGTCAGGAGGCTCATGGACTGCCGGTTTGGCGCGTGCCATTTTATCTTGAAGGGCAGTTCCTTCAGGTGGCCTATGACAGGCGTGGTCACTTCGCCAGCTATGCCAAGGCCGGATACGGATTCGGTGATGTACTCAATGGAGGGCGGTTCGCAGTCCCCGACGCCGATAAGCTCTACACCGCCCTGGTAGTAGATCTTGGCGTTTATCAGCTTGTCCGGGATTCGATTTGCCGAAGGCAGAGTGATGCCGCTCATGATGACGCTCCTTTAGACGGCAAAGAGGGTGTTGATGTAGTTGGGATCGTATTCCTTGATGAAATCGAGTTCCCTGCCCGGGCTGGGCGGGGTCATGAACACGTGGAACCGGGCTATGCCGTCCATGATGTCCGTGACCGGGTTTTCAACGCCCAGGAATTCGCAGCGCCCACCGAGCAGGTATTCGCGCCGGGCGAGGCCGTTCAGCCACGCGTTGAACGTGTCGCAAATGGAGCCGCCCAGACGCCGGTTTATCGGCCGGTCCACGAACTGCCAGGCCGTGGTGACCAGCGTGTTGCCGACAAAGTCGAACATGCGCCTGACCGGGATGAAGGTATCCTTCGGGTCGGTGACGCCGGGATAGGCGCTGGTGCGGTTGCCCCAGCCCACCAGACCGCCTAACCCGACAAGCCCGGTGACGATGCCGCAACCGTTCAGGTACGCGGCCTGATTGGAGTCCAGATGCAGCTCCTTTCCGGCATGGGACATGCCGTTGGCCAGAAGCCGCTTGTTGGAGGCGGACCAGTAGGGGATGTTCTCGTTTTCCCAGTCTCGCTGTGCGGTCATCCCGGCCCAGTGGATGGAGCCGAACTCCGCCTGGTCGTTGTACAGCGGGCTACCGAACATCATGATTAAGGCGCGGTCTGTCAGGTTGTTGTCCAACAAATACGCCGCCGCTTCCGTGTAGCCCTGCACATCGCTCGGGAACTCGCCGATGCCCGTGCAGTTGAAATGCCCGGATACCTCGGCCGATTTCGCTCCGATCAGAAGCGCCACGGACGGATCCGTGGAAAAGCCCGGCGCTATGATCTGGCCGGGGATGAGCTGGAAACGCGAGAACACCTCGTCCACCAGTTCCAGACCGCTGCGGGCTCCTGTTATGGAGTCGATGCCGCCGATCACGTCGGCCGACGTGACCTTTTTGACGTCGGGCTTGCCCTCGGCGTCCACGTGCTTTTCCGGGTCGAACACGTTTATGATGCACACCGGAGACATGCGGTAGCGGGCGAGGTAGATGTCCAACGCCTGCAGGATGGGGTAGTCGGCCTTGCTCGCGCCCGGGGGCAGGGAGCCGAACTGCATGGCCCCTTCTTCGGGCGTGAAAATAAGCACCGGCTTGTTGACCGGGCGCTCCACGCCGTCGGCAAGGGTATGCACCGGGGCGGTGCTGACAACAACAGGGATGGAGACATCCACGCGCCGGACAGGAACAGTCCCGGTCGGGACTTCCGAGGTATATGCGCCGTGACGATAGCTGACAGGCATTTACTTAACCTCCTTCTGGTAACGCTTGCGCACGCCCAAAAAGCGGCGGCTGTGTTCCCCGGGTGCGGCGCTGGGGTAGCCTTCCAGCTCCCGCAGGGCCTTGCCAGCCAGAACGACCGGCACAAAGCACGCCGCCAGTTCCGGGTCTTGGGCCGCGAGCTTGCGGGCATATTCGGGGATTCCGCCCACGAACACGGCGCGATGCCGCAGATGCACCGGCTGCATAAGGGTCGGCCCGATGTACATCACCTGGTCGGCACGGCTTGCGCGGTCCGCGCGGGGCTTCGTCCGTTCTTCCGGCGGGATGCCGCTCGAAGCGGACTCGTCCGGAGTGTTTCCAGCTTCCTTTCTACCCATGGTCGTTCTCCTTATTCCCAGCCCTTGAAGCGCCAACGGCTGGTCATGATTGCCTGTAAAAAATAGCCCGGCTGTTCACGGTGCTTTTGCCACGCGAGCGTCCGGCCCCTGTCGTCAGCCACCAAGTTGAAACGCCTGGCCAGAGCTTCGCCCTTGGAGGCGGGGAGAAGTGCCCCGGCCACGGCGGAAAGAAGCGCCATCATGTCGGCTTCCGCTCCGGCCAGATCGCCGCCTTTTTCGTCGGTGGTGACCACGCAGATCAGCGCGATGTCCGCCACAGTTTCCGTGGCGGCTTGAGCCGTTTCCAGATGGCCGCCCAGGGGCAGGATCAGCACACAGGGGACGTCGTAGCCTTCCTCCTGATCTAGGGCGGCCTTGGCCAGAGCGGCTTTTTCTTTGGCGACGCCGCCCATGAAGTCCCGGCGCTTGGGGGGCAGATCGCCCGTGTACACCTTGGGCGGAACCACTATGTCTTTGTTGTCGGCATCCTTGGCGGCCAGCTTCAACGGCGCGAGCGCGGCTTCCAGATGCTCTTTCAGACGCAACAACAATAACGGACTCATGCCGCGCCTCCGTATTCCGCGATGGCCTGTTCCACGTAGCGGTCCATGATGCCCGGGAACTCGGCGGATACGCGCGAATTGACCGCTTCCTCCACGGCCGGATCGGCGATGTGGTACTGCACCTCGGGGCCGTACATTTCTTTTATGGAATCGTGATCCTTTTCCCCGCGCGCTCCCGTGCCCCACAGCTTGCTTTGCCTGCCCCTTCCCAGTCCGGCCTTGTAGCCGGGCCGGTAATAGACCCCCAGATGGCCGCCTTTCATCCGGGCGATAAAGGGCAACCCTCTGCCTTCGATCAGGTTCACGGAAGCGCGGCGCTCGCCGGTTCGCAACGCGTAGGTGAATCCTGACCAATTCTTGGAGGATATCCCTGCCTGTGCGGTGATGTCGCTGGGTTGCGCGTCATAGTGGATCAGGGGAACGTGCTTGCCCTTAACGAGGATCTCGCCCTCCACGCCGTTGCCCTTCACCGTGACGCCGGAAATACGGATGGCCTTTTCCAACAGCTTTGCGGGCAGAGGCACTTCCGATTGCAGGCGCTCGGCCACCTCTTCGCGCACGCCTTTCAGCATTTCCGACACCGCCGGCATGATGGCTCGCTGCAGGGCGTAGGGAACCTTTGCCAGACGGCGCGAGGCGTCGTCCAAGGTGGCGGGGTCAAGGGTGAGTTCTATCATCGGGTCGCCTACGCCTTGCTCTGGTACAAAAGCAGTTTCAAAATGCCGCCTTCCAGCTTGGAATCCCGCACGGTCCAGACCTCGTTGTCTATATGCAGCTCCTGAGTGGGCGCGGGCTTGGCAATCGGCCCGCCGTCCTGGCGCGCCAGGTAGAGCACCTCGTCCAGGACGGACACGCCGGGCGTGTCTTCCCAGCCCATGCCGGGGAAAATCTTGACCGGGGTTTCCTTGTCCTCGTCCCAGATGCCCAGACAAGGAACGCCATTCACCATCATCTCTTCCCCGAATTCCTTGGGGTTGAAGAAGACGGCGATGTCGCGGTCCATCTGCTCTTTGAGCGTTCTGCTCATTTGCCCGCCTCGTCCGCCCAGCGGCGAAGCGCGGCCTTGTCCTCGCGTTCAAGCCCGGCGTGCTTCAAGAGCTGGCTGTTCCACTCCACCGCGTCCCTGACGGTCATGCCCCGCCATCTTCCACACTCGAGGGGCGTGGGATTTTTCGCTCCTTCATCAGTACCGATGGAGGCATTTGCTTGATCGTTTGCGGCACTGTGGTCACCACGGCCGCTTGCTTCGATCCACTGCATGCACAGAGCGTCAGCGGCAGCAGGAGGCAGGACAGAATCAAGAGTAAGGTGCGGTTCATTACGCAACGCCTCCTGGGCTTTGCGGGTGAGGCTGTCGATGTGGATGGAGAGGGTTTCGATCCGCTCGGCGGTGTCGGTCACAATGGTGTCGTCGCGCTTTTTGGAGTCTCGCAAATCCGTGATGGCGGCTTCCTTGGCCTCATTGGCCGTGGCCAGGATGCCGATGGAGCGCCCCTGGTCCAGGATGGTCTGATCCTGCTCGGCCAGACGCGCCCGGATGGAATAGACGTAGCCGCCGACAGCGGCCACGATGACGAGAATGACGATGACGGCTATCGTCTTCATGCGAACGCCACCCCCGAAAACGTGCAGGCGTCGGCCAGCTCCACAACGGAGAGCATCCCGGCGTCCGCCAGATCGGCCACAGAGGGGATTTCTCCGGCATCGGCCACGGTCAGGGGCGCGTGGGCGGGATTGTCGAGCCAGACTTCCAGAGCCGTGACCCGGTTGTTCCAGCCCGACAGGAACTGCGCGAACCTTGGCTTGGTCCGCACAAGGTTGGCGTAAAATGTTTTGCGGGCCGCGCAACAGCTTTTGCCCAGGGACAGGGCGTTTGCGATGCGGGCCTGCCCGCGCGTGACCGGCCCCATTATTCCGTCCGCCGCCACGCCAAGCACGCTCTGCAAAAACTTTACGGATTGCGCGATGCCGCAGTTGACCGCCGCGTCATAGACCGCGGCGTCCGGCAGACGCGGGAAATCGTCCAGTTTCAGCACATCCCAGAAAGCCCGTCTGAAAATGGCATACGCCTGGGGCTTGGTCAGGGCGCGGATGGTCGCGGCGGTGACGGGCGGCTTGACGCCAATGCTGGCCAGCCAGTCGCGGTTGGCGGCCTTCTGGGCATAATCCCGGAGGAACACATACGAAATGCCGTAATTCGTAATGCCGCCGGGGTCGGCGGGGTTATCCACCAGACCGCCTTCCCAGAGGGCCGTAAACGTATGGGCGAGGTCAAAAGGCTCCAGCATTACAGTTCCCCTTTGGAGGCATCCTCAGCATCGGTTGGGGCATTGGCCGGGGCGTCCGCCTCGGTCTTGTGCAAGGCCTTGCCGATTGCGCCTCCGAGATCTCCATGCGAGGCGTCCCCATCCTTGTCCGTCCGGCGCTCAAAGCCGCTGTGCAGACGATCCAAGCGGTCTAAGGCCCATATCGGGACGTATCCGGGAAACAATTTGTTGATCTTGCGCAGCGCGGAACCGGCCTCACCGGAGATGGCGTAGCAACTGAGAGCAACGGTTATGTTCAAAATAAATCCGTCCAGGCCGATACCCTTGTCCGACACATGAGTGACGATAAAGATCAGGGCGTAGGCGAAGAGCTTTGTCCCTCCGAGCCGGACGAACACTTTGATCGAGAAACGATGTTCCGACCAGGCGCAGGCCGCGCCCAGCACGGAATCAATGAGCACCAGCCAGAGCAGGAAAACCATGGACGGGTGGGCCAGATCGAAGACCCAGGACAAGACGGAGGAGACCCCGGCAAAGACAAGGGCCACGCCCGCCCGCAGAAACGACCAGGTGAACGTGTTCCTGAAGGCCTCGCCCACGGAGTTCAAAAAGTCCATCGCGCCCGCCCGTCCATGGATTCCCGCAGTATTCATGGCTTAGTCAGATTCGCCCTTGCCATCGTCCGTTTTGCCGGAACCGCCGCCTTCGCCTGTGCCCGCTCCGCCAGCGCCCCCGCCATTAGGAGGGGGCGTCTTCCCGCCGCCCTTTCCGCCACCGGGAGGGGGCGTCGGCGCCTTGGCCGGAGCGGCCTTTAGGGGCAGTTCCACCATGCCCAGAGCGGCCAGCTTCTTGGCCTGGTCCGCTTCCATTTGGACGGTTTCGCCGGGCTGCCGCTGTTCCTTGCCGGTATCGAGTACCGCTTTCAAAATGACGTTTATTTTTGCCATGATGCGCTCCTATGCGACCTTCGCCAGCACGGTCCAGCCGGGCTGCTTGGTCCACGCCAGCGGGCGCGATTCCGCGATGGAGAATGTGCCGGAGGGATCGTCGTCTTCGTAGATCTTGGCGAATACCTCCGTGGGCCCCAGGCATTTGTTGTCGACAGGCAGGCCGAACTCGATCACGGACTCGGCGTCGGACGTCACCAACAGAGCGCAGTCGGGGTCCAGATAGGGCCTCACAACGCCGTCAATGTCGGTGTAGTTCTGGGAGATAGCCCAGATGGTCAGGCCGTTCCAGGTGCCCTTGATCTTTTTGGCGATGTGCGGGGCCATGCCGCCGATTTCCACGCGGCGGTTGTCCAGCTCTTTGCGGACGTCGTCGTGCTTGCGGAAATACTTGTAGGCGTTCTTTCCCAACAGAAGATCGGTGGCGGTGAACCCCGTCTCCTCCTGAATCCGCAGACCCCAGTCGTCCACCATGCCCAGGAGGTCGCTGGTGGGATCGCTCCACACGGATGAGCCGGTGAGCACCACGGAGTTTTTCTCCGGGCGCTTGTAGTCCACCGTGCACCGCACAACTGGCTTGTTCCCCTCCACCATGTCGTAGAGGGTGATTTTGCCCTGGACCATGGCCTGCATGCACATGATCTCGGTGGCGAAGTCGATCTCCATGCGGTGCAGATCCATGTCCTCGGCGATGGCGCGGGACAGGGCGTCTTCCATAGGATTGTACGGGTTCACCCCGCCGGGGATTTTGAAACGGTCCGCCGCCCTGAATTCGCGCTTCGGGCGAAAACGCGGGGCCTTGACCGCCCCGGCCTGGAGCGTGTCACCCTTGCGCATGGTTCCGGGGGCCGCATCGGTGATGGCCGGCAACATGGTGATGTTGCGCGTGCGCACGTGCAGCTCGAAGAGTTCCGCGGCGGACGGCGGGCGGCGCTTGAAAAAGCTGGTGAACACGTCGTGTTTAAGCGGGCGCTTGTTGATAACCCCTGTCAGGATACGGCTGTCGAAATAGTCGATGTTGAAATCTCCGGGCATGGATTAAGCCTCGCTTGCGTAAATGCCCTTCACGCGCAGGGCCGCAATGGCGGATTTTTGCTGTTCGGCGGAAACGCCTTCGCCCCAGATGAGTTCCGAGTCGATTACGGCGGCATGCACGTAGGCCAAGGCATACGCGTCTCCGTCGGCCGGAATGAGGAGGTCCTCGGCCAGGATGCAGTCGGCCTCGTGATCCGGGGTGTAGGCGGCGAACTTGCCGTCTTTGACGCCCAAAACCGTCCCGGCCACCAAGGTAAATTCGGCCCCTATGGAGCCGACCAGCACCCGCTGCAAAATCGGGTCATGCTCCCGCAGGAAGCCCCGGCGTTGATACGTTCCAAGATTTTTCATTTGTGTTCTCCTTACACGCCGATGGCGGCGATACGGTCGATTGTGGCCTGGACGGAATCGCCCTGCCGGGGCTGCGGCGCGGTGGCCACCGGGGCCGGAGTCGCGCCGCGCAGGCTGGCGAGGATTGCCGCCCGGCTGTCGCTGTCCGGGTTAGCCGGGGCGGCAGGTGCGGCTGCCGTAGCGGCGGGTTGGGCCAACATGGGGGCCAGGGCCGCCAACTGCGCGGCGTTGACGCCGGTTTTCACAAGTTCAGCCGCCGCTGTGGCGACTGTTTCGCCTGCTACGGCGGAAACGCAGGCCGTCCAGTTGGTGTTTGCCGCCTCAAGATCGGTCTGGTGCTGGGCGGAAAGGGTGTTTTCCGTCTCCGCGCGCGTCTCGGCCTGTATCTGGGCCAGAAGTTCGGGGTGATTTTGGGCTAATTCCTCTCTCGTCATGGTCATCTCCTTGTTTATCCGGGCGGAAGTTCCGGCCCGGCCCGTTTTTGGCCCGCCGCCGCTGGACAGCGCGGCGATCACGGCCTCAAGGCTTCCTATTTCGTCGGCCATGCCGACTTTCACGGCCTGCGCGGCGTGCATGACGCCGCCCTGGCCGAACTGTTCCGTCACCGTGGCCACGCGTTTGCCCCGATTGCGCGCGACATCGGCGATAAAGATGTCCGCTTTTTCGTCCAAAAGGCGCTGCATGGCGGCGCGGCCTTCATGGCTCTGCGGATCAAGGTGTTTGTTGGGGCTTTGTGAGGAAACGACTTCGTAATCCGTAAAACCGGCTGTTTCGCGGGCTTTTTTGTTGTCCGACCAGGCCGCGACCACGCCGATGCTGCCAAGGAGCGCCGTTTCATCGGCCACGATCTTTGAGGCGGCGCTGGCGATCCAATAGGCGGCGCTTCCCGCCACGCCGGAGACGTAGGCGGTGATGGGCTTGGAATCGCGCGCGGCGAATATCTGTCCGGCAAACTCATGCACGCCCGTGGCCTGGCCGCCGGGGCTGTCGATGTGCAGCACGATGGCCTTTACGTCACGCGCGTCAATCGCCTCGCCGAACCGCAAGGCAAGGGTTTCGATGCTGGTCGCGCCGGAAACTTCCGTGAAAAGGTTCGCATGAGGAAATATCGGCCCCATGACGGGAATGATCGCAACGCCGTCGCGCATCTGTACCTTGCCGCTCTCGCGCCGTTGTGTGGGCGCGGCCAGCACGGCCTCATGGTCGCTCAACTGGCGCTGCGCGATGCCCAGCACAAGCTCAAGCCCGTCGGGCGTTATGGCCCACGGCTGGCGTGTTACGGCGGAGATAACCCTGTCGCATTGCCGGACGCTCACAGTGTGGCCTCCTTCACGGCAATGCCGCCCTGCGGAACAGGGGCCGCAGGGCGAACATCGCCGGACGCAGAGGGCAACGCGGCCTGGGGAGGAACAAACCGCGTCTGGTCAACGCCGGGAGCGGCGGCGCGGATCTTTTGGGCGAGTTCGGCCGTACTATTGGCCGGGCGCGTGAGATTGAACAAAAGGTCGTAAGGGACGCCGCAGGCTCTGGCGAATCCCCGTCGCGCGAGTTCCAACCGTTCCAGTGGGGTTAATTCAGGCATTGGCATTTGCCGGCTCCTTATAGGTGGAGGGCTTCATGGGCGCGGTGGTGAACTTGGCCATGCGGGCTTCTTCCTCTTCCCGTTCGTCCATGACTTCAGCGAAGTCCCGGCCGGTTTCGGCCAGAGCCGCGGAGTATGTTGTGAGCCGGTTTTCCAGGGCGGTGACCGTGGCCGCGATCTCCTTCACTGGATCCACGTAGCCGCGCGGCGGTCCGATCCAAAGCGCGTTGGTATAGAGGAGGCGGGCGTCGTAGAAATCGGGAGCCTTGGCCGGAAATTTGATGCGGCCGGCAAGCCAGTTTTCCTCGATCACCATGCCGAAAACAGGCTGGCAGTAGTGGCGCACAAGCCATGAACGGTAGAGCAGAAACACGCGCCAGGCTTCCAGAAGGGCGGCGCGGGCGGAACTGTAGTTGGTTTTGGAATAATCCTTGGCCAAAACCTCGTAGGGCATGTCGATGCTTGCGGCCATCGCCCGCAGCACGAATTCGCTAAATACCGCGAAATTCGGCGAGGGGCGGCTCGATTCCAAAACATGGGGCTTTTCGTTGGGGTTGCCGTACAACACCGTTCCGGGGCGCGCTTCCTCGTAAAATCGCCGTTGGCCGTCTTCGTCCTCTTTCTCCTCCGCATAGGGCGGCACTATGGACGCGCCGGGCTCTCTGGCGATAAACACGGGCAGGCTGGCCGTGGTCACGGCGGCCACAAGCTCATTGTCCAGGGCATCCGAGAGGTTGCGGAAAAGGTTCATGCCGGACGAGAGTATGGATTCGCCGCGCACCTGCTCTTCTTCGCCGTGCCGGAACAGATGGAACGCGCCTGGGCGATGGCCGACGCGGGCGGGAATGCGGGTGAAATGCGTCGAGGCCAGGCCGGACATATCCATGAAATGGGAGAGCATGGGCGGCGGAGTGGCCAGCCAGTACCCTTCAGGAGCCCCGAACCCGTTGACCTCCACGCCGTCCACAATGGAGGGGTCGCTTCGTTTGTCCATGGGCGTGCGCAGACGGCCTGGCAACACATCTTGAATGGCCAGTTGGATTGCGCGGGCCGGGTCGCTCAGCATGACGGGCAAATGGAACATCTCGCCCACGCGCAACATGCTGCGCAGGCCCAAAAACTGGAGATCCTCAAAGTGCAGCATTCCGCGCGTGTGGGCCTGCGGCGTCCATTCGCGCCAAGCTACCTCTATATCTTCTTGCAGTTGCAACGCATCGTCAGGGGATACTCCCAGGCGCTTGGCGTTGATGCGCGATTGCGGTCGAAGCCCCGTGCCGACGGAATTTATGGTGATGGCGTTGACGCCGGAATGAGCCGCCCAGTCGTTGGCGGCCAGATCGGCGGAGCGGTCCTGAGAGAGCGTGCGCTCGCGCGTTTGCTGCTCAAGCGAATTCGCAAAGGGAGGATTGTAGGCGGAAAGCGAACCGCGCCGGGATCCGGCGTCGCGGGAAATCCTGCGGGGCGAGTGGGCGAGTTTGGCGGCGCGGGCTACCATCTGGACCGCCTCGCATAGACCTTGACCGGGCTGCCCTGTCCGCTTTCGAGCGCGTCCACCAGCCCGGCGAAAAAAGCGACCTCGCGGTTTATCTCGCCCAGGTCGAACCGGGTGAGTTCCCGTGACCCGATCTTGTAGGCCTTGCCGGTCGCCGCAGCGCGCTTGGCCTCTTTCCATGTGGCAAGCTCTTCGCGCGCTTCGACAAGCGTGTAGCCCTTATAGGTGGCGACGGCACTCATGGCTGTGCGGTTAGCACGGGGAAAAATCAAAAGTCATGAGACGTGGTGGACGTGATGGACGTAGTGGACGTGGTGGACAAAAAATTTTTATGCGTTATACTTTTTCCATGAACACGAACACCATGTCCCTTGTCCTGTATGCCTTGGCGTTGCTGTGCGCCTTCTGGGCCGTGGCGGGGCTTGTGAATCCGCAGACGCTCTGTTTTGCCCTGCCGGAAAACCGGACGCGTAAAAACGCCTTCCTGTTCCCTTTGTTACGCCTGGCCGTGCCCTTCGCTATCGTCGCCCGCATAACCGACGGCCTTACGGGCGTGACCGCCTGGACATCCGCTGTTGCCCTGTGCGCCGCCTTCCTCTGGTACACCGCCAAACGCGCGGCGGCCCTGCGCGGCGAATACGTTGATCTGTATTCCCTGCACGATCTGCGCTAGCCGTCACTGTCCACCCGCTCCCGCCACTGCCTCAGATAGCGCTCACAATCCTCTTTTTCCACGGTCACGCCCTTGATCCGGCCGGAACGCTCGGCGGACGGCAAAGCGCCGGTGTTCACCAGCCGGTAAAACTGCGACTTGCAACACCCCAAGAGCTTGCACGCCTGTTGCCAATTCAGTCTCTCTCTCATGCTACCTCCTGGTGAGCGTGGCCAGACGCTCGCCGACGCTTATATTGCGCCTCGGTTGGGGCGCGTGCGCAACCGGGCGCGCGGCCCCTTGCGCCTTGCTTTGGGGCTTGCGGCTTCGCAGATGCAGCTCCCACGCCCCGACTAGAGCCATCACCTCGCAATCCCAGAAGTGGTTCGGCTTTCCTTTGGGATTTTCCCAGACCAGAGTCTCGGGGTTGAACACCTCCGCGCACATCTCCCGGGCGTAGTCCGCAAGGATGTTCGTTTCCACGCCCTTGCGCTTGACGCTGCCCGCGTGCAGCCAGAATGTGCCGGGATCGCCCGGGGAGACTGCGAGCTTTTCCGCCAAGTCGCTTTTGAAAAACGTGGTATCCACCCGGTGCAAAAGAATGCCGCCAGGGATCCTTATCTTGGTTCCGCGCTCGTCCGGGAAAAACTCGATGGGGGTATAGGCGACGGGCGTAGCCTGCGTTTGCTTGCCCTGATAGGGTATGGCGCGCCGATGCCGGGCGCACCATGCGTAAACCTGCTTTGTTCGGCCTGCCTGGCCCATAGCGTCAATGACCGCGACCTTGACCTTGTACTCGCTGCCGGCCGCGTCCAGGTAAACGCTCTTCCAAATGAGATCGTCGAGGGTGGCGAAGGTCGGCGTAGTGCCGCACTGCACCAGCCAGCTCTCCTCGTTTTCGCCGTAGCCGAAGGCCCGGATGATATAGCGGAAATAGGACGCCTGCGTATCAATGCCCGCCACCAGCGCGGCCACGCGGGGGACATCGCTTGCGGGCAAGGGACCTGGCACAATGCCGCGCGGGCGGTCGTCGCACAGGGCCAGGATGGCGTCTTCCTGGCGCTCGGAGCGCTCCTCCCGCCAGGGCATGGCCTTGTGCTGGTTCATAAAGTCTTTGAGATCTTTCAGCCGTCCGGACTTCTTCCATTTGAGGAAGGCGTGGGCAGGTTCGGAAAGCGACACGAAATACGATAGCCACGACGGGATATGGAAGGCGATCTTGCCCGGGTGATACGTTTCCAGATGCGCGAACAGTTCCAGGCCCGAGGCGCGCTCCACCCATTGCCCCTTGCGCACGGCCAGATCGCGGTTGGCATCGTCCCACTTGGCGGGGCAATGCGCGCACTGGTACACGGCCAGCTTGTCTTTGAGCACCTTCTCCGGGTCACGCTCGCCCTCGGGCCAGCGGATGTTGTCGAACTCCATGACCTGCAGGGTTCCGCACTGCGGGCAGGCCGCATGGTAATCGAAAACCGCGTGGGCTTCCTCGGTGAGCGCTACCCAAATGGGGCCGGTGTCCACCGTGGGCGTGGAAAATTTCAGCACGAGCCTGCGGTCGCGCCAGGTAATCACGCGCTTTTCCGCAAGCGCTTCGGGACTGGCTTCCCGTCTGCTCTCCGGGTACTTGTCCACCTCGTCCAGGATGAGCAGGCGGATGGGCCGCGAACCCATGCGGGCCACGGAACCGGCCCAGCCCACGAATATGGGCATGTGCCGCAGATTCACGCGGATGGTGGATTCATCCCCCACCGAGCCCGTGAGATAGCGCCGCAGCCACTTGGAATCCTCGAACATGGGCATGATGCGGTCGCGCATGATGTCCTTGGCCGTATCCTTGTCCGCGTACACGACCATGGCCGGTCCCGGCGCGTGTTCGACCGAGTGCCCGAGGATGTTTATCGCGGCTTCGGTGACGCCGGTCTGCGGCCCCTTGCAGACGATGCCCACTTCCACGCCGGGGAAACGCAGGGCGTCCATGAGCGGCGGAAGGTAGGGCGTGATGATGTTCTGCCAGCGGCCGGGGATGCTGGACATGCGCACCCAGCGTTTTCTCTCCGACCAGACGCTCGGCGTTTCGGGCTTGCGCTTGCGCAGTATGGCCCGCTCCGCGTCGGAGAAGCGGAACAGGCAATAGACCTTGCCGCCGCACCGTTCGAGCAAGGCCTTGGGCATCCATGCCGGAACCGGCATGGAAATCTCGCGCCTGGGCAGAGGCTTAGGCGCTTGCGCCGGATTCGGCATCGTCGCCTTCTTCGTCGTCGAAGTCATAGATCGCCACCTCAAACTCCATGGCCTGCGCGTATTCCGCGCAAGCCGCATCAACCAGCCGCTCCATGTGCTGTACCAATGTCCGCGCCCGCTTGGGCTTGCCGCCCACAATGTTCACCAGTTCAAGAGCCGCGGCCTCGAACTTGCTCTTGAGGCCTTGGTTCAACGTGGCCGCCCTGGCCGCCAGTTCCTGATCCACGTCCGCGCGGGACACGTATTGCCCCGCCATGATGGCGTTCTTGCGCTCTTCCCGGTCAGCCCGCGCCTCCTTCATGCGGATGTCCGCCTCTTCGCTGCGGCGCAATCTTTCCTCGGCCGCTTCCGTCCGGCCGTCGGGAGTGCTGGCCAGAGGCAGCGTGGCCGCGTAGCGGTCCACATCGATGCGCCGGTACGTGCGATCCTCTTTGCGCAAAAGGCCGCTCTTCACGTCGTCGTAGAGCTTGGTCTTCTTTATCTGGCGGCCCTTTTCCTCCTCCAGGTAGCGCAGGACAGCGCCGACGCTCTTGAACACGTCCGGTGTTTGCATATCGCTCATAGTTTTCTCCGCATCCGAAAGCATCGCCATGACGCGGGCGAGCGCGGCGGTATTGGCGCTGGAAGGATTCTCGCGCGCCAACCGCTTGGCCACTTCCTTGGCCTGCAAGAGCGCGGGAACATCCGTGCTTCGGCTTTGCGCCAGAAGCTGTTCCAGTGCCGCCTGCGCATCATGGCTGCTTTTATCGTCCATTGTTTCCGCCTTCAGGACACAGAGCCTTGACAATCGTTTGCCGCCAAGGGCAATTCCGCTTTGGGTGTGGTGTCAGGCCGTGTCCTGATGCCTCTGCCAAGGGACGCGGGCAGTTGCTACCTGCCCGCGTCCCGCCTGCTATATCCTCTCCAAATCCTCCACGGGCACAGGCAGATCAAAACCCACGCAGCGCACATGCCAGCGGCTGGCGTCCAACCGGAATGGGGCCGATGCCGTGAATGTTTGTGTGTATTGGATTGGGCCAACCCCATCCACGATGTTGGACGGCACACGCACGCGTGAGCCCTTGGGCAAATCCGGCTCCGGGCCTATCGCCGGGAGCTGGCCGAAACCGAGCACAGCCCAAACGTCCGCCAGGGAGATGAAGGTGTAGCGTTCGCCGGCGCAATGCCAAGAGCGGTCCACACGCAGGCGGTAAAGCCCGTCCGGCGCATCCTTGAAGCCAGGGAAATCCCTGGCGCGAAAGAGTTCGATGCAGCGTTTTACGTCTGTGGTGGCCATAAGCCGGATCGCTGGTTGTCTTTTGTCCGCCATTTGCGTTCACCTTGCGCAAAAAACGCTTATTTTTCCTGGCGCTCTTTTGCGCCCAGCTCGTCAAAGAGCAGACCGTCCGACTCCCGCACGGCCTGCTTGCCGGTAAAGTTCTGCCAGCGCGCGATGGCCACATGCGCGTAGCGCGGATCAAGCTCCATGCTGCGGCAGGCTCGGCCAAGATTCTCACACGCGATCATGGTTGTGCCCGAGCCGCCGAACGGGTCCAACACCACGCCGCCCATGCGCGAGGAGTTGCCCACGCAAAGGGCCACCAAGGCCATCGGCTTGGTTGTGGGATGCAGTTCGGACCGGCTGGGCTTGCGGATGTTGATGACCGTGCCGGACAGCTCTTCCAGTTCGCCTTTCAGGCGGTAGAACGTGCCGCCCAAAAGCAGGGTGTAGGAGCCGTCCTCTTGTTGGTGGACAGGCTCAATCCCGGTGTCCAAGATGGTTTTGGCCTTGTAATCGCCGTACCATTTGTGCGCCGCGCCCGGCTTCCAGCCGTAGAGGATCGGCTCGTGCTGCCAGTGGTAGTCGCTGCGGCTCAAAACGCTCTGGCCCTTGTTCCAGATGAGGCAGGCGGCCATGCGGAAACCCGCCTCCTTGAAAGCCTGACGGAACGCCAGGCCTCCGCCCGCTTCGGAATGGGCCACATACGCCGCCCCGCCCAGACACAGGGCCTCAAACATGCGCCGATGCGCCTGCAGGAGAAACTCCTGGAAGTCCACGGCGGACATCTTGTCGTTACGGATGCTCCCAGCCTTGCCCTCGTAGGCGACGTTGTAGGGCGGATCGGTCCAGACCATGTGCGCTTGCGCGCCGCCCAAGAGATAGCCCACATGCACGCTATTCAGGGCGTCGCCAATAAAGAGACGATGCTGGCCCAAAAGCCAGAGTTCACCCTCGCGCACCAGCGGCTCTTCCGGCACAGCCGGAACAACGTCGGGATCTTGCTCGGTGGAAATTGCCGATTTGAGCAATTTGTCCAATTCGTGCTGGTCGAAGCCCGTCAAGGCAATGTCGAACTTGGCGTCTATCAGGGCCTTCACTTCCTGGACAAGCAAGTCGTTGTCCCAGGCCGCCCAGGTGGCGGAACGGTTCACGATCAGGCGATAGGCCCGCACCTGCTCCGGCGTGAAATCGTCGGCCAGGATCACGGGCACGTTGGCCATGCCCATGGCGATGGCCGCTTTGAGGCGCAAATGCCCGTCGATCAGTTCGCCGTCACTTCTGGCCAACACAGGCGCGCGAAAGCCGAAGGCCTTCAAATCTTCTACCATGCGCGGCACGGCGGAATCGTTTTTACGCGGGTTGCCCACATAGGGGGTGAGGCGCGAGACGGGCCAGTATTCGATACGCAGTTCAGACATGACTTACTTCACTTTCTTCCCTGTTAGCTTGGCGGCTTCCTGGTGCGCCCAGAAAGTCCAGCACCGTTTGCAGTTGACCGTTGGCGAGCATTTCGCTGGGCCATGAGATATTGGAGGGCACTTGCCCCTTGCGACATTCTCTTGAACCAGCACATTGCGCGCTGCCACGGTCTGCTTGAACAAACGCCAGTAGTTGTCTTTTTCATTCATCGTCGCTTTTAAGCAGAACTCTGCCTGTTCCGCGCGGGCTTCGGCGGCGTCCAGGGCGTCGAGAAGACGTAGGATGCGCTCGTTACAATCTATCGTTGTCATAATAGACCGGGTTGCGGCTCCATGTCGCCACTGCGCGCGATTTTCAGATGTGATGCTCATCTCAAGAACACCTTGAATTCATCGCCAGCGGGTTCGTGCAGCCATGCGGGCAGGTCAGGGAACATGTCGCTGCCCATGCCGCTCTCGCGGCGCTCCCGGTCTTCCTTGTCGCCTGGCGCTCCCGGGATCTTCACGAAGAGCTTTTTGCCGTCGGTCGCGATGACGGTAAAGTACAGGGCCATGCCCGTGCGGCTGGCCGCGTGCGGGCCAGCCAGCATGCGGTTTATCCGCAGGAGCTTCTTGGCCTCGTCGTTGAAATCGCCCGTCGAGTGCTTATTCACCCTATAGATTCTCTGCTTCAGCTCCTTCCCTTTTTTCAGCCGCCGATTCGGCACATAGGCATGCACCCGCTCGTCGCCCTGGATGGTCAGATCCTCGCTATGGCGCAGGCCAAGTTCTTTCATCTGTTCGGGCGAAAACGCTTGGTCCATCCGCCTGGCGAACATGGACAGGCCGTTGCGTGTCTTCAGGGCCAGCGTTCCCTCCGGGAATTCCGCCTCCAACTCCCTGCACGCATCATTAAACGACTCGATCTTTTCCATGACCTTGCCGATGACTTTCTCGGCCTCGGGGCCATCGCCCACATAATAGGAATAGTGCATCATCTATCGACCTCCATTGGTCCGAGCATTTGCGGTGACGTCAGCAACTCCACAACGCAGTGGGCATGGCCTTCACACGCGCGGCAATCCCCGTGTTTGCACCATCTCCAAGAGTTCGCGCCCTTGGGGCACAGGATGTCCAGATCATCCGTGACCGCACATCCGGCATAAGCCCGGCGCATCTCCTTCAGGGGATGCGGGCAGTCCGGCGGGAACGTCGCTTCGGACAGGGGCGTTTCCGCTCTGGCCCCGGCCCAGCGAAGAGGACCAGACACACCAGACGCCCCACCCCCCACAGGAAACAGACCAGAAGGCGACTGTCCCAAAATCCCAGACACGTAAGGCGGACGCGGGACGGGACGGTAGCCAACCTCGGAGAAGTCCCTAGCCAGTGCATCGTAGGCCGCGCCTGCGTCACCCAACAGGTCAGGCGTCCCGGCGCCGATCCACTCGGCAAGGTCCAGCCCCAGGGCGAAGGCCTCGCCGGGATCCTTGCCCATGGGAACCGGCCAGCGCCGGGCCACGGGGTAGCACTCTTTCCACCAGAGCCAGCCCTTGTACCCGGGCCGGTTGCCCTTGGAGTCCGGAGCGTCGAAGTCCGTGGCCACCAGAACGAGCTTGGCCTTGGAGATCTGCCGGTGCGCGGCAACGTCGGGCTTGCCGAGGTTGGTCAGAGCGGCCAGCACCCCGACCTTTGCGCCGCAGGCGTGATGCACGGCGATAGCGTCCAGTTCCGCCTCCACCACAACCCACGTGGCCAGGCTGTCGGCAACACCTTCGGGCGCAAGCGCCATGGGCGCTTGGCCGGAACCTTCCAGGCACAGGTACTTGCCGCTCTTCTTATCCTGCAGGTCTTCCTTCCTTCGGCGGAAGCGGATGCGGTGGACTTCCTCGCCGCTCCACAGCGGGATGGTCAGGCCCCGGGGAATCCACAAAGACGACCGCACTTTCGTGCCGTCCGCCGTGCGCCGTTCCGGCAGATCGAAAGCGGCCCGGGCGCGGTACAGGCATGTCTTGGTTTTGTCCTCGCCTTCCAGGTAGCCCAGCCGGTAGCGTTGCACCGCCTCAAGGGGCAGGCCACGCTTGGCCAAGTAGGCGAGGATGCGAGGCGTGGAAAGGAGCTGCTCGTGCGCGGCCAAGGCGAGCTTGGTCGCGTGATCGCGCCACTTCTCGGACGGGACTTTCCATTGCGTCGGGGCCCAGGCGTCATCCCCGCGCTTGGGCTGCTTGAGCGGGCGAAATCCGCGACGGTGCGAGGATTCGTCCAGTTCGATATGCAGTTCCCGGCACGCGGCCCCGTATTCCAGGCCGTCCATGAACTTGAGCAGCTCAATGATATCGCCGCCGCCCCCGCAAGCCCGACACCAGAACGTGCCGGACGCCCCGGCCCGCTGCGCGGTCTCGCCGCCGTCCTGATTCGGCCAGACGTGGAAGCGGTCATCGCCGTCGCATACCGGGCAGGGGCTATGGTACTCGCCGCCCTTGTTGCTGCTTACGCGCCGGACTTTGCCCTCGCCAACCTTGCGGCGAACCAGGTCGAGGATGAGTTCGCTCATACCCGATCCTCCCAAGCTCCCGGAAAAGTCCAAACCGGAGCCGTCCTAAAAACCACGTCCTCTCTACATTTCTCTCTCTTTTGGGAGGTTGGGAGGATTATGTACGACTCATGTACGCGTGACCCCGCACCTCTCATGTGTGCGGGGAATTGTGAGAAAATCCTCCCATCCTCCCAAACCGTTATCGGACGCGGCTTTATAGCCAATCCAAAGTGGGAGGGCGCGGGAGCTTGGGAGGATTGCGGGCGTAGGACGGCCATCACGACTTCCCCTTGCGGGACTTCTTGTCCTCGTCTTCCTTGGCGGCTTCCCATTCCTTCCAGATATCGTCATGGATGGTGACGCCAAGGTACTGCATCGTGTTGGATTTCTTGGAAGGAATCCCTTTTGTCTCAAGGGTTTGCGTGACGCGCTTGGAGCTGTAGCTGTAGTTGGTCCCAAACGTCCGCTTGAGCCACCAGTTGCAGACGGCCACAAAGTCGGACGTGGCCGTGCGCGTCTGCCAGTCCTCGCCGCCCTGCGGTTTGGCTTCGATGGTGCAGGCGTCGGAGAGGAACTGGCCGATGTCGTCGAAGTTCTCGCGCTGCTCTTTGGTGTAGGCCAGCACCTTCTCCGGCGGACAGAGCCCATGCGCCAGGTAGTCCATGCAACCGGCAACCAGGCAGGCCAGCACGCCGGACGGATCCTCTTCCAGCGCGGTGGCCATGTGCGGATCGCGCTCCCGCTCGTCGGGATCCTTGGGGTTGTCCACAAACCGGATGGGCCAATGCACGGCATGGAGCCGGGACCAGAACGCGTCGTCATCCGAGCGCATCCGGGGCAACTTGTTCGTCAGGAAAAAGAGCAGGTGCGTCTGCTCCCAGCTCGTCATGAGCTTGTCGTTTATACCGCGGGCCGTGATGATCGAGCCGCCGGTCAGGTCTTTGAGCTTCGCCATGGCGATCTTCTGCTCGGCCTCGCCCTCGGAAGCGAAGGCGATCTTGGCACCGCGAAGCGCGATCACGTCCGGCTCCGGCTGCGAGCCGGAGCGCTGGAATGTCTGCTGCAAGAGCATCGCCGTCGGGATGCGTATGGCCAGGGCGTTGCCCAGCACCCGGAAAAGCACTTTCATCAGCGTGTCTTTTCCGTTGCGCCCGCGCGGGCCGTGGAAAATCGCCCAGATGTGATCGTCGCGTCTGCCCAGGATGCCGTAACCGAGAAGGCGCAGGATGTACGACACCATGTCCTCGTCGCCGTCGAAGCAGGAACGCAGGAATTCCAGGAACTTCTCGCTCCGCTCCGGGCCTTTCCACTCGGTGGGGCAGGCGTTTAGAATGTACTGCTCCGGCTTGCCGGGCGACATCTCCCCGGTGCGCAGGTCCACCACGCCGTTGGGGCAGGCGAGCAGGTACTCCTGCTTGTCCAGCGACTCCGCGCCCTCGATGCAAAGCGGATCGTCGATGGTGGTCACGCAGTCGAGCAGGTTCTTCCGGCCGGCCATGTCCCGCAAGACGTTCAACCGCTTGCCCACCAGCTTGTAGAGGTCGTCTTCCGGATCCCGGGCGTCCTCGCATTCGAGCCGGATGCGCTGATATTCCTCGCACACGCGCTCAATCGCCGCGGTGGAGTGCCGGGAGTTGATGTCCTCCGCCCAGTGGTGACCCTTCCACCGCAGCCACCGTCCCCAACGCTCCACAAAGACGAACTGCCCCCGGAACATCGCCGCGTAGAGGGTGGCGTCCCCGACGCGGTTGCCAAAGATGCACGTTCGCAGAAAATCTATAGCCAGCGCGGGCTTTTTCCCCTCCGCGGGCTTCGGCGCGCTCTGCGCTTCCTCCTTAACCCGCTCCTCCACTTGCTTTTTGAGGGCCGCTTTGCTCTTGGATTTGTCGCTCAT